TTGGCCTTCCAATGTTCGAAGGCAAAGAACATCGAATTCCACCATCCGAGTGTTAACAGGCGTTCGGTTCGTTCCTCCGGTGTCAACTGTTCGGCTTTCATGAGTTCCCCCTTGTTGGAAGGACAAACTTGTCTACAATTTCCAGTTTGGCTTTATCCCGTCCGAACGTCGTGATTGTCAGCGTAAACGGACGTTGGCAATTGCTCATTCCCCCCATGAGAAGTGACAGATGAGCCGCATGTTTGTAGATTTTGTCTTTGGACGTCGTCGTCTCAAAACTTACCCCAAGCGAACTATCGGGATATTTCCCGTCTTTGATCCACCCAATGTACTTTTGCCGTTTCATGAGTTTTCCCCTGTTCTATCGTCTGTTCGGTCCACTGCCACGTACTCAATTGGCGTGGAATATTGAAGGTTCCCACTTGCGTATGTCACCAATTCCGCCAATTCATTCGCAGTTAACGCTGTCACGGTAAAACGTGGAATCCCCAGCTTGTCGAATCCCGTTGCTGTCATGATTGTTTCCTTTCCTGAATCATTGAATCCACAATGTGGGAATAAACCCTGTATATGAAGTCCTTCCCATAAAGACCGAACGAATCCCTGTATTCCGCCATATGCTTCTGAAGTATTTCCATTGCTTTTACGTATTCCATACCCTTCCTTAAAGCACGGACGCGTCCAATCGATAAACCCTTCATTTCCCTATACTTCCATTTCGATAACCTTTTGAAAATGACACTTTCTGTTATCAGACTTTCGTCCCCAACGCCGGCGTTTATCCCCTATTCCCCTCATTCCCAAAGCTTTAACCCGTCGCCAGGCGATTGACAATTTCTGTCATTCAAAATGACATTTCCTGTCAAGTCCCTTTGTCCCCTTGTTTTCTTCATTCCCCCGTCTTTCCCCCATTCCCCTGTGATAAAGGGTTCTTTCCCCTTCCACATTGCCGATAGGCTGTAGTGCAGTCCGAACGGACGGAACGAATCCCCTCCACTTCATAACCCTTCCGAAGGAAGGAAGGGACGCGTTAGCCTCCCCTCCCCCACGGGAAGGAACGAAGGCGCATGAATTCCCCATCGGGGAATGAAATGGCCGAACGATCCTGATCGGTGTACGCTATCGACTCCAACAGAACGTGGATCAGTGAACCCGTTCTGAGAGAACACGCCAATATTGGAAAGGGGACGCGTAGAATCGCGTTTTCGCGTGTTTTCAGCGGGTTAACCGCGGAGCGGGTTTCCCACCATATCGCTACTTATGCGACATGGAAATGGAAGGCCTTGAAACGGCGTGGGATAGCGGAACGCGTCCGCATATTCGAGCTCTGATCCTGCCAAGTGTCCGAAAGTCCACACCTGCCACCGATCCGGCGTCCAGCGCGCCAGTTGTCCTGGCAGCCGGCCGACGCGACTCCATTGACGCCTTTTTCACTTTCCTTCTCCAAAAAAAAGAAAAAACAGAACGAAAAAAGGGGTAACGACGGACTCAGGAATGGGATTTCGAAAAAGAAGCGATTGACAGGCGGCAACGATATAAACTAAGGTGCGGCAACGATGGCAAACTCATTACCGTTTACTCCGAAGGAAAAGAAGGCGTGGAAAGAGAGGATCCGGAGGTTCCGGACGAAGCGAGGCTGGTCGCAAAGACGGATGGCAAAGGAGATGCGGGTAGCGTTGCGGACGGTGAGGAATTTGGAGAATTCGGAGTACAACCTGAGTCCGGGGACGATCGTGGCGTACCGGAACATGGAATTGAGGGTAAAACGGGGGGAGATGATGGCGACGGGAACGCCGGGGGTGGTGACGCGGTGACCCGTTTCACGATTGTTCCGGTGTCACTGGTGGAGGCGAACGGGTTTGTGACGAGGCATCACAGGCATCATTCCCCGACGGTGGGGCACAAGTTCAGCGTGGGGATTTTGGAGGGGAAGGAACTCCGGGGGGTGGCGATCGTGGGGAGGCCGGTGGCTCGGATGCTGGACGACGGATTCACGTTGGAAGTGACGAGGGTGGCGACGGATGGGGTGAAGGACGGGTGTTCGGCGTTGTATGGGGCGTGCCGGAGGGCTGCGTTTGCTTTGGGTTACCGGAGATTGGTGACGTACATTTTGGAATCGGAGAGGGGAACGAGTTTGAAGGCCGCCGGGTGGAGATGCCTAGGAGAAGCGGGTGGGGGATCATGGAGCCGGGAGGATCGGCCGAGGTTTGATAAGCATCCGCTGCAGACGAAGATCCGGTTTGAGGTCACGGCATGAAGACCCCGAACGAGATCATGAAACTGGTCCACGAGGTCGCGATGCAGGAGCGGTTAGCCGGGCGCGGGAATCTCGATGGGGAGTCGCCAAGGTCCGGGGAGATCCGGGACCAGATTCTGGCGGCGTTGAACGAGTGGGAAGCGGCTTTGAATAAACGGGATACGTGTGTGGTGTGTGGGTCGGCGTTGCTGCCGAAACTGGATCCGCCGCATTGCGAGGATTGTCAGGTTCCGGAGGATTACTGCCAGGACTGTGCGGACTGTACGACGTTGGCGCGGCTGGGGAACCCGGATGCTCCGGAGCAACGGTGTGATTTCCACAGCCTTCCCGCGGTCGATCTGGTGGCGCAGCCGGCAATCCCTCCGGGGTTCTCCGCAGACGGTCCGGATTATTACGAAGTTTGCGGACAGTGTGACGTCCAAGCTTGCCTTCACAATTCGCCGGCATTACCGGGATCGGAGACGGCCAGGATCGGGCATCAGCGGAAATACGACGGCCATGCGTTTGTTCGAAGCTACAAGCTGGCGTTTCCTCGATCGGAGACGCTTCGGGCGCCGAAGGTGAGGGAAGGCTGATATGTGTCCTGTTTACTTGTGCATAACTCACGGTCAAGTCTCGAGGAGCCATGCGACGAATTGTTCCAGGTTCCGAGCCGAACTGAACCGGTTTGATCAGCGAATGAAGGGAGCGCGAAACCCCGTTCTTCCGCGGGAGAATCCGGATCCACCGAAGCCCAAACGCCGGGACCGACACGAAAAGCTGATGGATCAGAGGGTGGCGTTATCACTTGGCAAAATCGACGCGCGGAACGCGGTGGACTACCTGTTCTTCGAGCTCGACCTGTTGATGCACCAGGTGGAGGAACTGAAAGATCGACTGGCTTTGGCCCAGCTTCCGGATCCGGGCCAGATCCTTTCCAAGCTCGAGGCGATGCCGTTTGGGGAACTGAAGGCTTTTGTGGATCGTTTCAACGGGCCGTTGCCGAAGCGGAGGAAGAAGCGATGACGTATCCCAAGATCACCGCGGCGATCAAGGCGACCTGTCCGAAGTGCAATGGGGTGATTCGACAGGGTCAACTGGCACAGGACGTTATCAAAGGGAAGGATCGATCGTGAGAAGGGGATGCTACGAAAGGGTGGGGAAATATCTGGTTTACCTTTTCGGTGAGGTTTATCCGGTCCACCTGAAGGCCCATGTCGACGAAGTCCGGCTGCAGTTCATTCGCGGATGGGACGCAGCCAAAGAGGCCGACCGGGAACTGGACAACCTTGCGATTCAAGTTCTGGCAAATAAGGCGCTGGATCGGCGCCGGGGAGGATGTTTTTGAAGTACATAGCAAACCCAGTTGAAGTGGAAGCGTTCAAGATCGTATCTGTCGGCACTCAGCGCGAGGATGGCGAGACTCCATTTTGCACTGATGATGGGAAGAACCGAATGGCCGATCACGGGATGACGGCGCGGTATCTCATGGAACCGGGAGACTACCTCGTGATCCAGTCCGACGGCTACGAGTACCTGAACCCAAAGGACGTTTTCGAACGGAAGTACACACCAAAGGCTTGATATTCATGACGAAAGCCTCCGTAGTTTTCCACTTGGGGCTATCAGAGTGGGGCCGAAGGGAAAGAGGCGAGTAGCGTTTCCGGCCGCCGGGGACAATAACCAAGCTGGCTATGAGGGAATCTCCTCGGATGGTCCGGAGCGGAAGAAAATATGGCAGACGAACCCAAACGAGAATATTCGAACATCCGGGACATTCTGGGAAGCCTGATCGGAACCAAGGTTCTCGATATCACCCAGCACGATCCGGAGGAGTGGGAAGAAACGAAACAGTCCTATATCCAACTTCACTTCGATAACGGAGAGTATTTGAAAGTGTTCATCGGGGAAGATGGCTTCGATCACAGTTGTTTAGAGATAGTTGACGACAAAGGAGAATCATGAAGGAAAAGACCCTCGGACAAATCGGCTACGAAGCCTACTGCAAGTTCACCGACAACAAGAGTTTGATTTCCGGCGCCGAACTGCCGGCGTTTGTGGATCTGAAAACCCCGATCCAGGAAGCCTGGGAGAAGGCCGGCCAGGCGGTGGCCGCCAGCGTCGGCCGCGGCGACAAGATTACCGGAGTGGTGTACGAAACGGGCGAAGTGGCGCCCGGCGAACCGGAGTCGACACAGCAGAGCAGCGCGATCGCTGGCAAATCGCACTACACCGATTAAGTGAATTGGGAAAGACCTCGCACGCGAAACGACCTGATCGAACGGCTGATGAAATTCGACTGGGGAACCAAGTTGAACATTCTGGCGTACATGAGACGGTTTCAAACATGGGACGCGCTTTACGAGGACTTGAGGAGACGGGAGACTGGGGATTCGGGAATTCGGAGCGTTTCGCCTATCGCCCCAAAACAACTGAAAGGAGCAAAAATGAGAGAGTTGACGGATCACATCGTTCCAGGCGACGCCATGAAACACCTGGTGAAGATCGAAGTACTCGACGAGCCCGGCGCCGGCGGAGCCCATCACCTGTATAGAATCTCCTACACCGACAAAGACGGTGTGGAACAGCAACACATGGTTTCGTTCCAAAACGGGCCGATCAAAGAAGCCGGAATCAACGGGGTGCCAGGGGAAGCCCACATGGCGATCGAAATCGATCGGTTGCGGTGTTTCCAGGCCGGCCCGTACGCTTGTCGGGAGAACGCAATTGCTTTGACGCACCTCGAGGAAGCGTTAATGTGGCTGCAACGTCGCACGATTGCCCGAATCAAACGCGGAGTCGAAGGTACACACGAGAAGTAGAGTTACCGGGTTCGAATCCCGGACATCTTGCGGAGGATGTAGTCCGGCGGTTACCGGACAGTGGGTTTGATTCCCACATCCGCTAAATCACATTTAGGGAGAAATCATGAGTGAGAATGCAGCAGCAATCCCCCTGGCCGGATCCGAAATCGTCGAAGCGATCGCCTTCAAAATCAAAGAGCAACTGGCGCGCGATTGTTTCCTGAGTCCCAACGCCGCTTACGAATATTTCACCGGGAAAATCACGGTGTCGATCATCGCCGTCGACTGCGGACGCCAGGCGCCCGTTACCGTGACAATCGACGTCGCCATAGGCGAACCCGCGGCGCTGGAATCGGGTGAGGGGTACAAAATCGAGTCCACCGAAGATATCGAGAAACAGGCTCCGAACGTCGTCCGGCGTGAAACCGGTCAGTCTGTTCCGGTCACGGTCGCTGACGGTGCTGGAAAAACGGAAACGAAGAACGTCAAGTATCAGCGCCAGCCGAAACCTGTACAGCCCAGCAAGGGTGTGAAAACTCCGGTACCTGCGCCGGCCGGGCAAGTTCCGACTGCATGAATCCCCTTGCGGTGATCGTCCTTGTGTCGCTGGGATTTTTCGCGGGTGTAGCATTCTCCTGTTTGTTTGCGGTGGGCTACATCCGCTGGGGGAGATGGTGACGTCCCTCGAATTGCGGTATGCCAGCCTCGATAGCCGCCACCACCACTTCGCTTGTATTCCGGATCCGTGGCACTACAAAATGCTGGCGAGAATACCGTCAGTCCTGAAAGCGTATCAGGAAGGCCGGGTGATTCAGAGCGTCGGGGATGCCGAAATTCACGGGGGAGAATGCCTTCTAGTGTGGTACTCCTTCGATGCTCTCGGACAGCCACTTCAGGAATGGGGATTCGATGCCCCACAGGCGCCGCAATGAGTGACGGACAGATCACATTTGAAGACATTGAGCGACTATACCGTTCCGTGATTGAGTCTCGCGAAATGCCGCCACCATCGAGCGGATTGATGACCCTCGGAACTGCTCGTTATATTGCGTCAAGGATGGGCGACGATTATCAGGTTCATCCAGGATTGAAGGAAGTTTTTGCCAATCCAGAGTACTCCGATTCGATGGTTGTAGAATTCGTTGGAGAACATTTCATGGTGAGAAAATGACACCAGAGCAGGAAGAGAGGCTAATCGTTGCTATTGAGGGTATCGGAGAGGCCTTCGATCACATGGCCGGATCTATACAGACACTCGCGACAATCACTGAAAAAGACTTCGCCAAACGTTACCCACCGAAAAAGAGAGACGTCAAAGCCACGGTTACCCATGTTAAAACCGACGAAGAACGGCTGAAAGAGGAGCAGGGACAGACAAATGAAAACCTCGAAGACTGGACCACCCTCACCGAAGAAGCCCCAGGGCCGCGGGAAAAAGCGTGGCTCGAAAGTCATCCTGAATCCAAAAAGAAAGTTTAGTCACGAATATTTCGAAGCTCGATTGGTAGTGCTCGAAATCGACTACGACGAACTGAAGCGCGCCGCACCCCTCACCCCTTTCCTACAGGAAGCGGAAGGCGGTCTGCCAGCGGTCATGTCGGCTATGCGGTTCTCCCAGGATCCCACCATCGGAAAGTTCCTTCGTGCGTACGACCTCGGAAACGAAATCGATCATCACATCATGCCGTGGGAGGCCTGGGCCGTGAAGGCCCGTCTCGATATCCCTTCACTTCTTGGATCGATCCTGATTGCGTTGCGACAACAGGCCGTCAATACGATAAAGATCATTTCGATCACGAACCATCCGGATATCGTCCGTGCAACTGTAAAGAGCGCCATGACTCCGAAAGGGTTTCGCGATCGAGAAGTTATCCATACAGCGATGGGTTTCCTGCCACGGCCGAAGGGAGCCACGTTCATTGAAAAGTACTTCGCCGGCACGGTCGGAGAAGAACCGGAAGAGGAATCGACTCGGCCGATCGCGAATCCGGAAACGGTCCTGCCAGCGCGCCCAGACGAAGTCGACATTGACGACTTGTTCCCGAATGTCGAAGATACTCAACTGATGATCGAAGGGCCGAAGTAAGGGTGTACGCAAAAAAAATCATCGATCGCAAGTTAGATGCCTTCGAATCCCAGCACCACTGGCGCCCTGTCTACCACACCGTCGACCAGATCAAAGAATTCAAGGAATACATCGACGGGATCGTCACGATCAAAAGCAATACGCGAAACTCTTACGCTGCGGTCACGTCGATGCTCACCGATAAACAGAAACGGCGCCTGAAACGGTGGGTGCAGAACGAACAGATCATCTGTTCATTCGATCAACACTATTGGGCGACTCGCTACGCGTTCATCACCGACGAAAAAGGCGACATTTTTCAGTTCAAATCACGCCTTTCACAAGAAATTTTCTTCGAAATGTGCGCGTACTTCGAAGATTTGGAAGTTGCGATCGAGATTTTCGTTTTGAAGGCCAGACAGGTCGGAATCTCGACGATGACGGCGCTGATGTTCCTTCATCGGATGCTTTTCATCCCGAATACACAGGCCGTTATGGCCTCAGTGAAGCAGGAAAAATCAGACCTGATCGCGCGAATCATCACCACTTGCTACGAACGCTGTCCCTGGTGGCTCGTACCGCGGCAAACGGTCAACAAATCCGGAACGATGAAGTGGAGAAACGGTTCCATCCTCTCCGTACAGTCCGGAATGCAGTCTACTGGTATCGCCCAGGGCTGGACGCCGACGGCCGTCCACGTTTCCGAACTCGCAGACATTCCGAATCCGAAAAAAACGATTGAAGAAGGCCTCTTGCGCGCGACTCACTCCTCGAGGAAATTGTTTCAGGTTCTCGAAGGTACCGGTGGCGGATCCACGGGATGGCAAGCGGACTTCTGGCGCGCTGCGAAGGAAGGTTTTCCGCTGGGGGAGTCGCGATTCTGTCCGCTGTTCATTCCCTGGCCGCTGGCAACGGATCTGTATCCAGAAGCGGACTTCATCAAAAAGTTTCCGATCAAAGACGGATGGGTTCCGATGAAGGAAACGATCAAACACGTCAGCCGGTGCGAAATTTACGTGAACAACGATCCGTTTCTTTCCGTCGTCACGGGCCAGAACTGGAAAGTCACGCGCGAACAGGCATGGTTCTGGGAATTCAACTATCGCGCTGCAGTGAAGTCGCACACTGAACGAACCTGGGCCTCACAGATGCCGGCTGACGACCTCGAGGCGTTGACTGGGAAGAATGACATCATCTTCGATCCCGAAGTCATTACCGTGCAGTCGGAGAATCGGAAGCGCGACTACACCTGTTACGCCGTTATCGGGAAGTCAATCGATGATGGCTTTGAACCGGATCCCAATTTGATCGATTACGAAGCGGAACGGATTGAGATTCACCATGTATCTCACCGCGGCGTGGAGTACGACTGGATCCTAGTTCCCCTCCTGCCGGTCGCTGAGAAAGATGAACAGAATTTCTACGACAAAATCATCATTTGGGAACATCCCAAACAAGGCCGCGATTACTCGATCGGAATCGACACGGCCGACGGACTGGGAAAGCCCGACGAAGATCGAACTGTTATAAATGTAACGTTAAGTGCAACTGGAAATCATCCCGACGTTCAGGTGGCGGAACTTGCCAGTCTTCGAATCAATCCTCCCCAGGCTGTGGGCTTCGCCGCGGCGCTGGGTGCCTACTACGGCCAGAAATGCCGGGACGAACGCGGCTGCAAATTCATTATTGAGCAACGGGAACGGCCTGGAGATGACTGCCAGCTTCAATTGAAGATGATGGGATTCCTGTTCCAGCATCAGATGATTCGATACGACAACAAAAAAGTGAAAGAGAACGCGTCGATCAAAGACGGATGGTACTCCGGCGCGTGGTCGGTCCCATTTCTGATGAACCGCTTCATCGATGCTGTCAAAAACGGTTGGTATCACGCGAATTCAAAGTGGCTGATTCTGGAATTGGAAAACCTCGAGAAAAAAGTTTCAGCGGCCGGCAAAACGAAGATTGAACACAAAACCGGAAAGAAAGACGACAGGGTTCGCGCGGCCGCGATGGCATATTTTACTCGTCATCATTTGGACGTTCTCTCAGAAAGATCAGAGAAGGTTTACACGGTCCGTCGAGGAAACCTTCCCGAATTCAATGAAGAGTATGCGAATATGTCGGCCATGAACGTAGGAGATTAGCTATGGCAGAACGCAAATTCTCACCGCACGATCCGGCCCTGGGTGGCTCAGACACTAACGATGATGCTCCGTTCGGAAAGGCACCCCAGCCGACAACCATGAAGGACTCTGAGTACATCGAAAAAGAAACTGCGCGAATCGCTGGCAAGAAAATCTCCGACAAGCGAGATTCTGAGATTCAGAAAAACATGGATACGCGTAGCGAAGGTGCAAAGGCAACCACCAGGAACAAGGCTCTCCAGGCGAAGCTTCAGCGCAAACCCCAGTCCGAACCGGAGCCGGCCGTTAAGGATTTACCCGAACAGGCCAGCCTTCTTTCGCAGGGATTAAAGCGTCAGCAGACCGTTTCCGATGCCGTGAAGACGAAGCAGATTAACGCGGACCGCGACAAGAGAAATGGGATTGTTTCGTCTCGGAAACAAATATCAAGTGCGATTCCAAATCGATCCATTTCGAAAACTCCACCTTCGAAATCCGAAAAGGCGATTCCTTACAAGCGATGACAAAACTTTTTCTTCCTGAGAGTGTCGCCCCATCGAACCGAACTAACTCAAACCTGTGGGTACCGAAGCACCTTCGCCCAGCGGTAAAGCGAATTGCCGTTGTGTTCTACCATAATCCCACCACGCAAAGAATCATCGTTGGATTCCCTGATAACTTCCCGGTGCCCCCAAGTTTTGCAAAGGCTGGGTTTCAGAAAATCGTTTGCACGTCCGCGCATGAACTAGAAATCTGGTCCCAGAAGCTTCGCGACCAGGAACGCCGTGATGATGAAATGACCGACGAACAGCGCGAAGTTTTCGAAGGCCCGATTCGCGCATGGGCTCGTCAAGAATTGGTGACGTCATTCATGAACGCGCGAAACGCAATCAACAAAGAATTCTGTCGATTCGCCCTGAACAAATTCGATGAAGACGAGCGGCGCCGGAAAATGAAAAAGGAGTCGTTTATGCATATCGAAGGATTTGAGTCCGGAAAGTGAGTTTCATTTACGAAGATTGTAGGCCGCTGATGTGTCCCAATTGTGGGACAGGCCGACTGTCTGACGACGGACACAGTGGTAACAACATGGTTATTGCACCAGACGGCCGTATCGGTATCTGGTACAACGGCTTCTTCGAAGGAAATTGGAGTCCCACTCCGCCAGGATGCTACGACTGCAAAAAATTCTACACGTTGCCGGATTTGATTGAAGTTCCCTACGGTGCACGCTTTTGGATTTTGGACAAAGGCGACCCCGACGACGAAAAACTGAAAACCACAACGGGTGGTTACCACACTCGCCGATCGTTCAACGTTCCTGTTGAGGAAAAAGTATGAGTGGAGTTCTTCTCCTCGAGACACAGAAAGCCGAAACCAGTTGGCAGGTGCCACCTTTTGAGGAATCGGCGACTCACTGTTGCGGATACATCGAAGAAGCGATTCAGGAAGGTGAGGGGTATCTATCCGGCCAAAAGTCCTACATGAATCTCGCGAAGAACATGAAACTGTTCGACGGGATTTTCACCGACAAAGTCCGATCCACCCTGTACACCAATTTCCTCAAATACAACGTCCGAAAATTTGTCGAAACAATCTCCGACGTCCGCGAAATTGGAGTCCTCGGATCCGATGCGCCCCAATACAAGGACTACGCCGAAATCGAAAACAATGTGATGAAGGCGATCTATCAGGAATCGCTGTATCCGCGGCAACTGCGTAAGGTTCTTCAGTGGGCCTCAGTCACCGGCATCGGTTATATGTGGCCGAAGTGCAAAGCCGAAGATTATGGCTACGGTGAACGTCGAATCATTTTCGAACCTCTTGGGATTCTCGATGTCCTTCCGGTCCAGGTTCCTTCTTCGAATGATACGCAGGATGCGTACATCAACACGATCTACGAGTACATGCCGATTGCAGAAGCACACGCGAAATTTCCGCTCTTTCAGTCCGAACTGGTTCCAGTCAATCAGTGCACGTTCCCATCACGTTTGACCGCGAAACGAATCGACTGGGCGGAGAAGTTTAGGTATGGAGATTCGCAGAGTCGCAATTGGGGAAATCTGTACTGTGAAATCCGATACTCGTTCATTCGCGACATGCGAATCAACAACACCGGATACGAACTTCCGATGGGCGATCCCAGCACCAGTTGGTTTTACAAAGTCCCTTACATCGGCCAGGACATCTTTGGCGGCATCCAAAACAACCTGCCGGTCATGCGTAAGGCGACTCTCATGGACTGCCGGGTGTATCCGAATCTCCGGCTGATCATCACGACTCCTTCGGTGAAGAGGCCCATGTACGACGGGCCGGCGTTTGACTGGCACGGGAAAATGCCGCCGGTACCCTACACCGTCGATGACTGGCCCTGGGAAGCTCTGGGACTGTCGCTGGTGGAATCGGTGGGATCGATAGAACTGACCAAACGAAAACACGAACGCGGAATGGACCAGGTTATCTCCGCGCGCATGGATCCGCCGATGGGATACGACCGAACGTCAGTTGGCGGAACGAAGGTAGAAAACTTCGACCTCTTCGAGCAACGCGTTCGCATGGGTGGCGACGGTGTTCCAAAGCAAACCTTCCAGTCTCTCCTTCCCGACGAAGTCCAGATCACGGACACGAACTACAAATTCCTCGAACATCTGATTAATGCGGAGAAGCAGCAACTGGGAATCGATGACATCGGAAACATGATGAACATCAAGCTCAACATGGACGCCGATAGCATGGACAAGATGATTGAGTCGATCGGCCCGATCGCGAAAGGAATCGCCGCGTCGATGGAAGCTGGCAACGCGAAGGTTGCCTACCAGATGAAGTTCATGATCCCGCAGTGGATGGATACTCGGCGAATCATCGAATACATTGGGCCCGACAAACTGACGCCGGAAATTTTCGACTACGATCCGGCATCGATCGTCCCGTCTCACATGGTCGATGAATACATGGGAGCTCTGCGGCCGTTTGATATGGTTGACGGAGAGATCGTGGAGCGAAAATCGCGGTACGACAAATTGGCACGCGCGCGATCGTTCGCAGCGAACCTTCGATTGATATCGGTTCCGTCGACGCTGCTCAAGATCACACAGGCCCAGGAGCAACTGAAGTATCTGCAACTGTATCGCGATCAATTCCCCATCAGTCCCCACACAGTCGCGAAGAAACTTGGAATTGAAAACTTCGGTGAAATTCCAGGTAAAGACGAATTTGAAAAATGGGTGAACTGGAAGAAGATCCAGATCGCGCTGATGGCCCAGGAACAACAACTGGCCGGCCAACTCGGCCTCGGTGGTCCGGATGAAGGCGGAGGCGAAGAGGGTGGCGGAACGGAAGGAACCCCGAAAAAGCCCACCGGCAAACCAGAGGGACGGCCGCCTTCCGGACAACAGCCACCGAAGATCGTACAAAAAGGGAAGCATGACGGCAAGCCACGCACAACCATCACGGAGTCGAAGTGAAAGCCGAAGGATTCGTAATCAACAACAACGAAATCGTCGTCACCGAAACACAGTTGCGCGCCACTGTTCCAGCAGATCGCATCGTTGACGTGCTCCGCGAAAATCGAATCACCGGACATCTGACATTTCACATTATCCAGGGTGGTGTTCGAAGTGTGATGCTGACCGCGCGACGAAATTCGGTCGAAGACCAGACCGAAAAAATCGTAGAAATTTTACGGCGTTTGTGAAAAGTAGTTGACAAGGTCTAACGTGTCAGCGTAATTCTTGTGCGTCGTTCGTAGAGAGATTCCGTCGTGCCCCTTCTTCAAGGGATTCACCAACGGCCTCAGAAACCAATCTGGGGCCGTTTGTTTTTTGGCCCAAGGAGAATCTGAATGGGAGCCACGAAAATTCTTTCCGGTAAAGGTGCCAACATGGGGAAATTCGGGAAACCGAAAGCAGCCAAAGGCGCCGCACCTGGCAAAACTGGCATGGGGTCCAAAAAGTAAGTGTCCTCCATGACCCCACCGCCCCAAGGAGCTCCAGCGCCACAACCCGGCGCCGGTCAGGCTCCGTCGGCAGCACCCGCCAATCCTCAACAGCAACTTCTCGCCCAGATGTACGAAGTGGCAAAAAAGCTTGCTCAAGAGAATCCGGTTCTTTCATCGGGTATGTCGAAAGTCGCGGAGGGGATTCAGGAAGCCCAGACGGCGATGCTGACCAGTGCACCGCAAACACCACCGGATCAAAATCCACCGTATTAGGGAGAAATCATGGCACCTACAGTTAAAGAAATCTTGTTGAAGTCCGGGTACACCGAAGCCGAAATCAACGCTCTTGATTCGCGCATCGTCACCGGACTGACGACTGTTGTTTCGTCTGCAGCCGATTTGGAAGCAAAAGCGGTAGCGGATCGCAACGCCGCGGAACTCGCGGAGCGATCGCAGAAACAGCTTTATGACGAAAAGGTCGCGCCGGCACTCAGTGAATGGGGACACGAGAAAGTGAACCTCGAAGCTCAGGTGGCCTTCTACAAAACTCAGGCAGAAGCCGCGAAAACCGCTGGATTCATTGCCAAGGACGCCCCTGGCTACGTTGCTCCGAATCCCGATGCCAACCGCGGAACCAACGGCCGATACGAGGCCAACGCAGGTGGCGTCCCCGGTTCTCCCGCTTTCATGACTCCACAGCAAGGACTTTCCGTGGTGAATCTCGCGACATGGGCAGTCACCGAACATCAGCGGCTTCACGGCACTCCCCTTCCGGATGATCTGGAAACGCTGGATCGTGAGGCGACTGCCCAGCGGATGCCGTTCAAGGATTACGTTTCCAAGAAGTATGGCTTCGAGGCCAAGAAAACGGAAATCGCCACTGCCCGTGAGAACGCCAAGATTGAAGCTGTTGTCGCCGAACGACTGAAAGAAAACGATCAAAAATGGGCCGAGAGGATGAGTAGCAACCCGAACGTTGCGGCTGGAACTCCGTCCCAGTTCACTCAACTCAAGGCCGGAGTCGATTCGAAGGCCATTAAAGATCCGCTGATGATGAGCAAGCAGGAACGCCATGCCCAGACATCGTCACTGATTAACCGGGACATTGCCAATAACGCGGCGGCAGTGCACTAACTGATCGCGCTGAAGGAGATACCAGATGGCAGATCCGCTTTATAACGAAATCGACGCGACGAACCTGGAATCGGTTCGCAAGAACGTCGTTTTCCAGAACCTGTTCGTTGACACACCGTTTCAAGCCAAGCTTCGTCGGGCTGGCGTCTGGGATCCGTTCCTTGGCGGTTCCGGCATGATGGAGGGCTATATTTACGGACGTCCGCAGGGCGCCGCTGTGTCTCCTGGCCAGACGGTTACCGTCACTCGCCAGCAGCAGAACTCCGGTATGAAGTTCGTGCCGAAGGCGTACGTGTCATGGAACCCGCTCGACGACTGGGAATTGGATGACGGTTCGGGAACCGGTGGAGTTATCAACTCCGGGCCGGCGATGATCGCCAACCAGTACCAGATCCTGATGGAAAACATGGTGGAGATGATCAACACCATGATCGAGATGGATTCGTTCCGCCACGGTCAGGCCGCAGCGACCGGAGTTTCGGACAATCGCATCCTCGATTCCAACGGATTGTCCGAGGCGCTGAACAACGGCGTGGACCCGTCGTGGGATGGCAACTACTTCACGACTTACGGATCCGCAACCCGTAACGGTGTCATCGGAAAAGCTCTGAACAGCACACCGCTGTTCCTCGGTACTGCGACCGGTGCCACTGGCCAGATCGACTTCAATGCGCTCATGCGGATGTGGGCTCAGTGTACAGTCACTGGCGGTAAGCCCGATCTGGGTATCACCAACGTTCTCGGATTCGTTGCCATCGCAAACGCGTTGGATGCTCAACGACGCGACGTGTCAAACAAGAACCACGACATTCAGTGGGACGGCCTGAACTTCAACTCTGTTGATATTTATGCCGATCCGCTGGCGCCGTCCGCGCTGGCTGGAAACTTCCTCTCCCTGGCTCCGGCGGGTGGAACCGCCCTGAACAACAACCTTGTGGATGGTGCTGGCAATTCCACACAGACGGGAACGTTTGTGTCGCCAACGTTCTCCGGAATCGCGACTGGTGCGCTGAACACGACCGGTTCCAACATTCCGTCGAACACAACGATCACCGTCGGTGAAGTCCTGTTCTTCCTGGAGTCGTCGTCTTTCAAAATTCGACCGACAAACAAGAAGGGCTGGAACTACGGCTTGCGTCGTTCACCGATGCCAAACAACGTCAGCATGGATGCTCTGTTCATGCGACTGGGCACGAATCTTTACAACGTGATGCCGCGCCACAACTGCCAGGCGTTTGGCTTCAGCGCATAAAGGAGAACGACATTGCCTTTTCAACCGATTCTTCCAAACTGGCTTGCTCTCAACGCTTGCAATGATCTGTCTCCGACCGGACTGACGGATCCCAGGACAGGCAACCCGTATTTCGCGGGTGGTCTGAACTTGGGCGACTTCGTGGACCTGACGGAGGCGGAGGCAAACGCCCTTTCCTACACTCCGGCAGCCGGAACATCGGTCCAGCTTCATGCCGGCCGATATCGCCGAGTTCAGGTGGACTCCGGCGCGACGGCTTCCAACGTCAAAGTTGGAACAATCGGTCTGATGGGATCGGGCCAGCAGCCGCAACTGAACCGTGTCACCAGCTACGACAAGGGTATTGTCGCCGCTCACGTGGTCGTGTTCCTGAACACCGTCACTCCTGGGAACTTCTGCTTTGTCCAGGAACTCGGTGTGGCAAGCGTGCTGATGGGCGCCACCCTTCAGAAGGCTGCGCCGGCGACTGGTGACGTTATCGTGTCGACGACACTCGGTGTTGGACAGGATCTGACAGCGCAGACGATCGACAAGGAAACGTTGGGTATCGCGCTGTCCGCGCCGTCTCCGAATACGCTGGGTCTGGTCCTTCTGGATCGTCCCACGTTGCAGGGATAAAGGAGTCGCATGAATCTAGTTTTGCTCAAGGGGTATCCCGACAAGATCGGAAGGCGACAAGCTTTCGTTGGTACGGGGGTGGGGCCAGCGTCCTACTCCCAGACCACGCGAGACGTCGTCAATATTCCGCAGTTCCAGAACTACATTGACGTGCTGCATGGTGCGGTCACTGTCAGCGGTACTTACACGGTACAGGCGATTCCATCCTCGGTCGGTCCAAGGGCAACATGGAAATTGAGATGGATCGTGTTCGCGACGGGCGCCGAAGTGGCAAACGGTGTCAATCTTTCCGCGGAATCCGTGGTCCTCGGAGGACTCGGCGGAACATACTGAGTCAAGTAACAGGGGTGTGAAATGGCGTCCGTCCGGCGGTTTTCGGACGGGCGCCTTTTTCGTTTAAGGAGGCGATATGGCAGAGAAGTTCATCCAGGAAGCTACCGAGAAGATGAAAGAGAAGGGAACACTCGGATCATTCGGCAAGGCCACATCGAAGAAGATCGCCCACGCAAAGAAGGAAGGTGGCGCGATGAAGAAGAAAGCCATCTTTGCTCAGAACATGAAACGGATCGCTCAGAAACGACACGGAGGAAAGTAAGTGCCCTACGCTCAAATGGCGTTCAGTTTGGTGGGACAGATTCCAGGGCTCGAAATGCCGCTGGCCATGTCTCAATTGAACGAGGCGCTGCGTCGAATCTACGACGAGCAGGTGTGGTCGTTTCAATTCAAAGAGAACGGCTGGTTCACGCCAGGCCTTCAGTTTGCATCGACAACGACAGCGTCGACGGGAACGATCACAGCTACGCGATTCAGCAACCAGATTGTGGGAGATGCTACCGCGGCTGCAGCGTGGCTGGCCTACTTCAACGCTGGCACATTGCCCCTACTGACGTCGTTCCAGATCCGGAGTCCGTACTACTCGCTGTACAACATCATCGCGTATGACGGTGTCAATACGTTCACTCTGGATCGGCCGTGGATGGAGCAACAGGGTTCCGGCCTGGCCTACATGATCTATCAGGCGTACTTTCCGGTGCCTGGAGTCGCAAGAGACTTTAAGCGGTTCATCGAAATGCGGGACACGACCAACGCCGCACCGATGGATTTCTGGACTCTGAGTCGAGTGGATCTGGCGATCAAGGATCCCCAGAGGACGCAGTTCAATCAGCCGGCGTTTGCGGTTCCATACGAACCGGACGCGCGCGTGGGAAGCCCGACGCTGGGCAACATGCTGTGGGAACTGTGGGGACACCCTCTCAGCCAGTTGCCGTACACGTTCAGTTATCTTCGCCGCGGCGACTTAATGACATTGCCGACGGACACAGTTCCGGATCCATTGACGGAAGAACTGGTCATGTGGCGCGCGAAAGAGGTTGCTTCGCTGTGGAAGGAAGGTCAAAAAGGTGAGGGGATTCAGCGTGGCGCCGGCGCCGACTGGCAATTCCTAGCGAAGGCGGCACAGGCCGAATACAAACGCGAACTGAAAATCATTTCCGACCGCGATCGAGATTTGGTGAATTTCTATTTCAATCGGTATGTCCGAAACGCGTCGACTGCAGCGTGGGGAGAACCCTACGCGACAATCAACGGCGGTCTGAACGTGGGTCGATAGGAGGACGAATGGCAGGACAAATCATCACTCCGGGACTGTATCCGGGTACGGGGAAAGCCGAACTGTTGCATGTCAATCAGCAGGGCTATCTGTTGTTTAAGCAGCGAATCCTGGCCACACAGGCCAGCATTGCCGTTCAGTTGGAGCGTGGCAACCGTGCTTTCTATCCGTGGGGCGCTGCGATCCAGGCGGAGTTTTCCGGAGCGCCAGGCACGTTTGAAATCGATATCGAGGCATCGGAGGATGACCGAGACGTCAGTTATGTTTCCATCGTGACAATTGTTGCGGTGAACGCTAATAACGTCGGCCGTGCGGCTATCGGGTTCACATGGCCAAAGTACATCCGGGCGAAAGTCATTACTCTCACCAATGACGTATTGGTAACCGTTCTCGTAACTCGATAGTTCATTCAAGAAAGGAATCCTACGGACCATGCACTTTCACGCAGGAGTTCTGATATCCGGACTCATGATCGGAATGCCGTTGGCATTCGCCGTCGACTTATCACATCCACCCGTGGCGTTGACCGGATGGATTATGTTTGTCATGGCGCTTTGTGGCTTGTTGGGCCTTCTGCAGTTTGGCCTGATTAAATACATCCTGAAGCCAGCAATTATGGATGAAATGAAGGGAATGGTGACCGGAACGGATTTCAGATCGCATGTCTCCGACGATAAAGCCTTTCAGCAAACCGCTGATGATTTCATGGATGACGTTCGAGTCCACATGGGAATAGAACGTCGACAGCACGCGCGTCGGAAAGGGGATCCTCAATAGTGAACTGGCCAGGGGTTCAGTTCTTCGATTCAAAGCAGTTCGATAGTCCGGACCTGCCTGGATCCGGCGAAGGGATGAAGTTTGGCTTCGTCAAGAAGCTGGACATTCTGAGGGAGGAATGCGGATTCCCGTTGATCGTGGATTCTGGATTCCGAACGCCGAAGCATAACGCGGCCGTCGGCGGCGAAGCCGGATCCGCTCACCTGACCGGGGAAGCTGCCGACATTCGCTGTTTGGCATCGAGGACGCGCTATACGATTCTCGCGAACGCCTACCGCCTGGGATTCAAGCGGATTGGAATCGGTGACACTTTTATTCATTTGGACGATTCGACGACTCTCGACCAACAGGTGGTCTGGCTGTATCCAACGGGCACGAAGAAGACTTTGTAAATGGCATACACCTTCGTCACTTTCGCGCAACTTAAGACGGCTTTGGCCCAGCGCCTGACCGATCTGACAAAACAGTTCTGGTCCGACGCTGAACTGGGTGCGATCGTGCGTGAAGTCCTGCAAAGCTTCAATGCGCTGGCGAACTTCTACCGGGAAGAGTTTGTGTTCCAGAGTCAGGCGAATGTCACCTGGTACGACCTGACGAACGCGACACAGATTCCAACGACATTGCGCGCGCTGTCGGAAACCGATCAAACGATCTTGAGCATGATGGAATACCACCTTTTGGAGCCTCAGACTCCGGCGTATCCCCTCGTGTGGACCGGTTCCCTGCAGTTCAATGTTTCAGATCTTCTGAACGCGATCCAGCAGACGCGCGATGAAGTCCTGTCGGAAACGGTGTGCACGGTCACCGAAAGTTTGATCAACGCGGCTGCCGGCAGGACGTTTCTAATACAAACGGTGTTGGGACTTCGGCGCGTGGTTTGGATTCCTGCTTCAGGGTTCGGATTTGTGCTCAATACCCTGATGCCGTCGGACCTGTGGGCACAACAATCTTTCGAAGCTGGGTTTGTTCAGGCGGTGCCGGGGACTCCGATCACGTATCGGTTGTCGACCGAACCTCCCCTCGCGTTCGATGTGGATATCCAGCCGGCCGTTCCCGGACAGTACGACATTCTGACGATCAACGCGGGTGGCGATCTGACGGATCAGAATTCGACGGTACTTCCGATTCCCAACGACTGGTGTTGGGTGAACAAGTGGGGAGCTCTGGCTCAGTTGCTGGGGCGCGACAGTGTCGCCTCAGACATCTACCGCGCGAAGTATTGCCAGATGCGGTATCAAGAGGGCCTGGCGGCGATGCGCGCGGCGCCGGCGCTTCTGGCTGCCAGAATCAACGATGTTCCAGTCGTGGTGACGTCTGTGACCGCGGGAGATTTCTACGATGCGAACTGGCAGGGCGCGACTGCAGGAACTCCAACGAAACTGTACTACGCTGGCCTGAACATGGTGGGTCTGGGACCGACTCCGTCAACGAACGGGCATTCAGTGACCGCCAATGTGGTCCGGAACATGGTTCTTCCGACGCTCGACGCAGACTTCGTTCAGATCGGCCGGGACGATGTGGCGGCGATTCTCGACGAATCCCAGCACGTGGCAATGTTTAAGTGTGGTGGCGCCGAATTCGCTTCGACGTTCGCGTTGCATGGAAACTTCCTGCGACGATGCACCATGCACAATTCCAAACTGTCGGCGATGTCTCTGTTCCTGGAATTCATGGATGGCAGGGCGCAGACCGACGAACGATTGCATCCGTCCTTTAAAGGTGTGGATGCGGAAACGGCAAAAGCATGAAACTCAAACTTCTGTGCATCGTTCTGGCCTTGGTCTGCATATTTTCAATCTTCCGTACATCAAATCAGGCCAATTCCGCGGCGCGTGGCTGGTGCGAGTACGGAAACCAGACTGTGACTTCCGGAGGCCTGACGTCGTCGACGAAGGTCCAGAAGTCCTTTCCTTCATGCACCGTTACGGTTTATCTGGCGGGAACTGTGACTCCGGCGACGATCTATTCTGACAACGCCGGATCACCGACGATGTTGGCAAATCCGTTCACGGCGCAATCGAACGGTTCCTGGACCTTCTACGCAGCCGCAGGACTCTACGATGTGGTGTTGAGTGGCGCCAGCTTGCCGACGTCGCTGACGTTGCCCGGTGTGGGACTCTTCGATGCGGGAGCCATCACGACGATCAATGCCGTGACTCTAAGTGTTTCTGGAACTGCAACGATAACGACATTAACGGTTTCGGGGACAACGACTCTGGCCACGACGGTTGCCGACGTTCTTTCGCTAACCGGGGTGTCGTTTGCATCCTTGGGATCGCCCAGCAACGGAGCGATCAAGTACTGTTCAAACTGCACGATAGCAGCACCGTGCGCCAGCGGAGGAACCGGCGCCATTGCCAAACGCTTAAATGGCGGATGGGTTTGCAACTGAAGGAGGATTCATGCCCGACAAGAAGATGACTACGGAAGAGGCGAAAGCCACCAAACAGACGATCACGCACAACAAAATGAGTCCGGAGGAAGCCAAAAAGAACTCTGCGGAGAACAAGGCGACGGATCCGGAAGAAGAGAAAATCGAGAACAAGCGGCTGGCGCTGAAAATCCCGACTCCCGACGATTTCAAGACTGCGGCTTCGCGTCAGGCACTCGGCCGACTGAACATGAAGAACGAGACAAAGCAGGACACGGCCGACGACATGATCAAACGCCAGGCCAATGAACATCAGGCCAAACCTTTCGCTTACAAAAAGGGCGGCAAGGTCAAAAAGGGGGGTATGGCTCTGGTTCACACCGGGGAAAAGGTGCTCACAAAGTCCCAGCAGAAGTCCGGCGGCAACATGAAACGAATCGCGTGTAAGCGGTAAGGAGAGTTATGAAAAAAGGTGGAATGACAGCAATTACCGGGGGTACCAGTCAATTCGGGAACCTGAAGGCCAAGCCGATCAAATCGACTACTTCCAACCGCGGAATCACACGGCAGAAGGGCATCGCAAAACGCTCGATGAGTTTCAGTTACAAGAAATAGGAGTCATAGATGACACAGGTCAACACCGACTTCAATCCTGCTCAGCCACAGGACGTACCTTTCGATGCGAATGACTATACGGCGTCGACTGGGACTTTCACCGTTACCAGTGGCCAGGTTGTCACAAGCAATCTGATCAAGATTGGGAACAATGTCTATATCTGGAGCCTGAAAATCTCCGGTGGTGTTCTCAGTACTACTCCGGCGCAGGTCAAGGTGAAGCTTCCATTCGGATTGGTGGCAGCCAAACGAGTCGACACCAACTTCTATGGGACACCGCAAGGGTTGGCTACCCAGTCGCTGATTGCGGCGATCGTTGCCGGTACAAATCAGCTTTTGATTCTTCCCTATTCCGTGGCTTGGACCGCTGGAGCGACAGAAATTGACGGTCAGATCGTCTTCTGGACATAAAGTGAATAATGGGATTTCAACGAATAGAGGGCGGATGGAGATACATCTTCGGGGGAATGAAAACCAACACGGCGGCAGACGAGATGCCGCCGACGAAGTTCCCGTACGCTCGAAACGTTCGAACCGTGAAATCGCTCCAGACCCGGCCGGGCTACGCGCTCCTGTTTGATACCAACCCGACACCATCTGGTTGCTCCTCACTCTTGCTTACCGACGAGGCCGTGACGAGCCCCACCGCTGTTTGGGATGTTCTGGCTTATGCTCCTGAGATTCCGCTTCTTTTGACGATAGGCAATTCGGGCACTACGGAAAGATCCGCGACGTCGATCGACGGCGTTACGTGGACAGGGCACAGCTTGGGAATTTTGGGAATGACGGCTGTCGGTATGTGCTGGTCCCCAGATCTGATGATCTTCTGTGCTGTTGGTTCCCGCAATGGTGGAGGAACAGCCAACGTGATGACATCGGCCAACGGTTCAGCATGGACACAGCAAACGACGGCTCCAAATTTCGATTGGACCTCAGTTTGTTGGTCCCATGAACAGAGCCAGTTTGTTGCCGTCGGAAGCGACCAGTCCGGGTCCGGACTACCCCTTGCGATGACGTCTCCAGATGGAGTCACTTGGACGCTCCAGACGTTTCCGGGTAACTTCAATCAGTTGCCCAATGCGGTTATCTGGGTTTCCGCACTGAATCTGTTCATTTCGGTTGGGACAGATCCCAGTTTGAATCAGCCCGTTGTTACTTCTCCCGATGGCGTAGTCTGGACTCAACGGACCGCCGTCAGCGACAACGAATGGCACGCTCTGGCATATTCGCCAACGCTCGGACTGATTGTCGCCGTCGGTGGACTTGGTTCCGGCGTCGACAATCGGACAATGCACTCCTCCGACGGAATGTCATGGACGCTCGGAACTATCCCGGTATTTCCATCGGGAGCTGGACTCTATAACGGAGTGGCCTGGTCTACGTCTCTGGGACTGTTTCTGGCAGCGGGTCCGGGTAGTAGTGCCGGAGGCTTTAACGGTACGTTTGCTCATTCCAGCGACGGAATCCTTTTCGTAGAAGATGCGCCGCCTTTGAACGTAAATAATCTCAATTCGATTGTATCTTTCGAGTCGTCATCGGCGTTTGTGTCAACTGGTTCCCACGCAGACAGCAACGGTGCACAGGTTTTCATAACCTGCGCGAATACTTAAATGGCAGCGATTACAGACATTCGGGCTTATGCCACCCTCGAGACGGACAACCTTCCCCGGCTGTTGGTTCGGGATTCCTCCAATCGAATCTCGATCGACAGTGGCCAGGTCGGAACCCTGTCTGGATCCTCTCAGGGCGCGTGCATGATTCCGTATCGGCCGAATGCTTCTCCGCAAGCTTGGATGTATGTTGCGGCGGCCGAAGATTACAAGAAGTACTCCGCTCCGGACATCGTGACGCAGGGTGTCATCGAACAAGAAGTGGGAATCGAGGAGCAACATGATGCGCCTGGCGCTTGTCCGAATGATTTTGAGTTCACCAGTTATTCTGGTCCCGCGGTCGTCTGGGTAGCCGGCGGAACAGCCAGCGGCCTTGCCGACACCGTTCGTTACTCCGATACGGCAGGGGTCATTCTCGCCGATCCCGCGCAAGATGGCACCTTCGACTTCAAGGCCAGTGTTCAGGTCAGCACGCTCGACGGCCTTCAGATCGGAATGGCCACGCATTTCAGTACCGGTGAAGATACCGCCGTGACGGAGATCTATCCGGAAATCAACGGCGGCGCGCCGATTGCGATCGAATCGATCTTCTATCTCTCCGGCGGCGCCACCGGGCAGTGTGTCATCGTTCCCATACAAAGCCCGGTTTCCAACGCGTTTCAGATATCCGGCACGGCGCCTTCTCCTTACTCGACCAGTCCACTTGCAGCATTGGTGCGCGGCTCGATTGTGGAACTCAGTGGCGGCGTCGGTACCGAGTTCGTCTTCGTTCTCAGTGTGACGGTGGGTCCGGATGGAACTGTCTGTTTCGAAGCGGACACAGTCAAGGCATTCGTCGCCGGCGACACAATCACCGGAGTTCCGGCTTTCGGATGCCAGGGGATAACGCCAGCAAATACCGGAGCGACAATCACGACCGCAGATATCACGTACCTGCAGACCGGCGCCGGCATCGGTACTGTTTCGGTTTCACCTTTTGTCACGAGCCCGTTCAACGGTGTTTCGTCAGATGGAAGCGCGGTGACGCAGCAGTACGACTATGTCGGCTTTTCCGTCAATATCAGCGATCTTGAACGTCTGGTGGCGGTGACGTTCATTTTCAACACGAATCCGACGATCAACTTCACTGACGACGGTTTCTATTACCAGGCTGACGCTTCGCAATTGATCGCTCACCCTCCTGTACAGACTCAGGTCGACGCGCTGTTTGCTAAGTTCAATGAAGGATTGATCACCCTCGCGCAACTGACGGCCCAGGTCAACGCGCTGTCGATTCTGCCGTCAAGCCAGTACACAACGCTTCTGGTACCGATCACGTCGCTCAAACGGTTCGGAAGCAACATCGGATTGACGCTGTCGGACTGCAATGGCTTCCGGATGCAGATCGAAACCACAGGAACGATCAATGTTCGATTCGGTCCGAATACGATCGGAATCGGCGATCAGCCGGATATCGGTCCGACCGGCTCCCCTTACTTCTATCGGATGCGTACTCGCAGCAGCTTGACCGGTGCAGTGTCGAATCCATCCCCGGCGACACGTTACGGTGTGACCGCGCGTCGTCAGTCGGTCCATCTGACCATGCAGGACACCGTTTTGGATACCCAAGCCGATACCTGGGATATCTTCCGGATGGGTGGCGCCGTCAATACGTTTCGCTACATCGGGAGCACGCAGAACACGGGCGGTCTGGACACCTTCACTGATAACTATTTCGATACAGCGGCGCTGGGTGGATCCGTCCTCGAATTCGACAACTTCCAGCCTTGGCCCACGATCGATCAGCCGTACAACGTCACGGCTGGCGGCGGATCGGGAGTCACTATCACGATCAGCGTTGTGGGAACTGTGGTGCTGGTGATTTATTCGTCAGCTTCGGTATTCACCGATCCGGCGCCAGCTACGATCCTGAGATGGTTACCAGGCACGATCATGACGCTCGACAACCTGAACGCGTACACCCTCTGGAATCGGCCGACGCTGGTAACTTTGACGTCTCCGCCGGCGGCACACTATTTCGCGTACATGTTTCGACTGGAAGAGAACGCCGGAACGGAGTCTCCACAGACCCTGACGATCAAGGAACCGTTGGTGGCGAATCAGGATCTTCCCTACCTCTGGGGCCCCGATGCGGAAGGAACCGTCTTTGGCTGCGGGGATCCGTTCCGGCCAGGGAACGTTTATTTCTGCAAATCGTTCACGCCGGATTCGGCGCCGGACAAGTTCAATCAGGAAATCACCAATCCGTCCGAACCGCTGATGGGTGGCGAAACCATCAACGGCTTGGCGCTGGTGGCCAGCACGAAACGATGGTGGGCGCTTTACCCCAACTTCGGATCCGGCAATCGGTACCAGGCCGTGGAGGCGCCGGTTCGTCGTGGACTGATTGCCCCGTATGCCCACGCGACCGATGGCCAGGTGGTCTATTTCTGGGCGAAGGATGGCATCTGGACGACGCTGGGTCAGTCGCTGACCGATAACGATCTTCACAATTTGTTCCCGCATGAAGGCGTCATTGGACAGGATTACAGTTATGGCGGCCAAACGGTGCACGCTCCGGACTACAGGTACGCGTCCATGTTCCGGCTTTGTTTTCGGAACAACTACCTGTACGCCGATTATCGGGATTCAGAGGGGCTTCCGCGGACGCTGGTTTGTGACCTTCGGGATCCGACAAATCCGGCGTGGTGCGTCGATGAGTATGCGGATCCGATTGGAGTTCACTACGCTGTTGAGCAGCAGGCCGGCACGTTACTTTCTACCAGTACGATCTATTCCGCGCTGGTGATGGGTGACGACAATGGTTTGGTTCACGTGCAGCAGGATCTGATTAACGACAACGGAAGCCCGATCAACGGCGCCGTGGCCACATTTGAATTCAACGGTGGGGACGTCCGGTCCAACGAACTCTACAATGACGAATTCGTGGATCTGATTCCGGCAGCGATCGCAGGAGTGAACGCGACGATCCTCGAGGGTGGAACCTCAGTTCAGGCCGTTTTCGTGATTCCAACGTCAACGTCGCGACAGCACACCAACATTCCGATCGGACTCGAACTGAGTTACATGGGAGTCTTGCTGCAGTGGATCGATGACTTCGATAATCAGGACGCTCCGACGCTTGTCCGTTCCTGGCAGCCAATGTTCCAGTCCGTCCCCGTGTCGATGAACCTGTGGAAGAACCAGGGGACGTCCTTCAATCTCCCGGGATACAAACATCTGCCGCGGCTGTTGATTGCATACAAGGCGAAGGCCGCTGTAACACTGACGATCACCGTTTATGACGGCACGGCTCCGGCGGTGGTGACGCTGCCGTCGACGGGTGGCGCTTATCAGAAAACCCTGTTCTGGCTCACATTCAACAAGGGAATGCTGTACTTCATCATGGCGCGCTGCGACGATCAAGAATTCCAGTTGTACCTCAGTGACTGCGAAATTCTGGTAGGTGCTTGGGAGCGTGGGGATCCGTATTTGATCGTTCACGATATCGCGACAGCCATCGGAGTCGGCGAAGGATGAGCACCAATCCGGATCGCGGAAGGCCTGGGCTTCAGTATCCAGAGGATCTTCACGCCCAGCCCGTCCCGCTTCAAAAAGCCTTCAAGATGACGATCGACAATCTGTTCTTCCTGCACAAGCAGGTGGAGCAGTTGTCCAGCATGACCGGTGTTTCCGGAGAGGCGCTTCAGCAGGTCATTCAGCAGACCGTCAACAATACATTCAGCGGTGGTGGTGGCGGAGGCGGGGGAGGCGGCGGCGGTGGGGCGGCGATCACGATCATCGTCGGAACCCACACGACCCGAATTGTTTCCTATAGCGCAGCCAGTCAGCCCGTCGGCACTCTCTTTATCGAAACGGATCGTTCTTCGATCTACTACATCACCAACGCGGGTGTACCGGCATGGGTTTTCGGCGCCGGCATGATGACGGGTGCAATTGCTTCGATTCCAAGCGATCTGGGATTGAATGACGCTGGCTTCTCGTTTGTCGCCACGGACACGACGGAACTGACCGACTACCTTTGGACGGGTACGAAGTTCATCACAGTCGGAGGACTCCGGCAGGTCATTACCGATGCGGTCACCGCGGCATCGTCGAACGTCCTACGGATGGCGCACCGATCCAGTGGGGTTCCTGCAGCAAACTTCGGAGCAATCGCGCGAACAGAACTCGATAACAACGTAAACGCTCTCACCGATGCGTCGGCGATCGATACGTTCTGGACGTCTGCGGCATCCGGCGCGGAAACGGCAGCATGGGCCGTTCAGTTGAAGGTTCTCGGCGCCGCACTCGCGGATTACTTCCAGGTGTTGTTCAATGGAATCCGGATCAAGGTCGGATCGTTTTTCGGAAAACTTACGCACGCGAATTCTGCCGATCGCACGTACACGTTTCCGGATGCCGATGGAAACATCACGTACGAAACGGCTGTATTAACACTTAACAACTTTTTGTTCGGTGGCGGTGGCGCCCTGGTGAAAGATGCCGGCTTTGCTGTGGTTCCTGCAGCGAACGGTGGTACCGGTGTTTCATACAATAGGATCTCTGACACGGTTGCGCTCACCAATCAGGGGGCAGCGATCGGATCCACCAATTTTGCCAACGGTGGAACTGCGGGAACCTATCGCGTTAGTTATTACCTGGAAGATACGACATTGGATCTGACGGCTGGCACGATTCAGTTGCAGGTCACGTTTACAGATGCGGCCGGCGCAGTGACCGTTTCGAGTGCGGCACTTCCGTTGACGGCGCTGGGAAGAACGTCTGGAGTCTTTTTCATTCAACTTCAATCGGGAAACATTGCGTATTCGACCGTGTTGACCGGAATTATCGGAACGGCGAAATACGCTCTTTACATTTGCTTGGAACGTCTATCCTGATCGGGCGTTATAATGCGCCCATGACGGGCGGAATGGAGTAAATATGGGTTTCTTGGACATGTTCAAGGGTGCGCCTTCTGGAGAGAAGAAACAGGAATCCAACACATGGAACAATCTCGATAACGTTTTCAAATCCTCGTTCTCCAGCGGAGTCGACCTCGGAGAGAAGGGCAAAGAGAACACCGGTGTAGCCTCATCCCTATTCCAAGGAATTGCGAAAGGCGATAGAACCGCTCTTGCACCAGCGGTGAATGCTGCCGTTGAAGGTTCCGACGCAGCAAAGCGCGAACAGGGACAGATGGGTACCGCGCGCGGTGGTGGGATGGCTGGGGAAAATCAGCAGATTCAAGATCACACCAGACAGTTGATTTCTTCTTTGCTCGGTGAAGCGCAGGTTGGCGCGGCAGACAAACTTGCGGCGATCGGCAGTGGGGAAACCAACTCCATGATGGCTGCGGAGGGCGTCGCCAGCGGAACAGAATCGAACTTGAGTTCTCTACTCCATAGGGACGTTCAGGAAAAAGAACAGTCTGCGGCAAAGATGTGGGGTTCTTTAATCAGCGGTGGACTCAACATTGCCTCTGGAGGGTTGACTGGAGGACTCAAAGGCGCTGCCGCGAATATCTAAAATCGAATTCAGTACAGGTGAACTATGAGCGGAGTAGGTGAAGGAATTGCGACTGGCATCGGGGAAGGACTCTCTGATTTCGGAAATCAGATGCGCCAAAATCGTCTGGCGCAGGTTAAGACCAGAGACAAACAGGCCGACGACCTGACCGAACAGATCAAAGGAATCGCGGACAATATCGCGAAGGTCGGTGGCAAGGATGCTCCGGAGGCGGCGCCGTTGGTGCAGCAACTGAAGACCACGATCGATCAACACAACGCGTTGTTTCCTCCCCACGAAACTCCGATGTTGCTTCAGCGCCTGAAAGGTCTGATGGGTCACAAGCCCGGAGCTCCAAAGCCCGACATGCGCGCCAGCATGAATCCGGATACCGTCATGGCGGCCGCGCCAGTGCCTGGAAACAGCATTCTTCAGGAAGTGAACAATCTGACTTCGGTCTATATCAAAGGCGGTGACGATCCGAAGGTTGCCGGACAGAAAGCCTTGAACGCGATCGCGGCAAAATACAAAACAGAAAATACGTACAAAGAGGCTCCTGGAGAGGCTGGAAAGCCGTACAAGGATCCCGCTACCGGAAAGTGGTATCAAGTCCAGTACGACAACCACGGCGAAAGTCGACCGGTGGAACTGCCGGAGGGTTACACCCCGGACGAAGGATGGAAGCCGCTGGACGCAGAAGCTGGCAAACCATTCAAGGATCCGAAGGACAACAAAATTTATCAGATGCAGGTCAACAAGGCCGGTCAGACGCGCCGGGCTCCACTTGAGGGAATGACCGAAGACGCTCTGACGAAAAAGCCTCTTGAACCGAAAATCAATTCCGCCACGGGTGGACTCGACTCGATCGTGGATCCGAATTCGAACAAGGTGTACACGGCCAGCGATATTGCGACAGCACCTCCAGAAGTGGCGAAAATCTGGAATGACATCAGCGGCCAGGTATCCGGCGAACTGAAACGCAAAAAGGATATCGAGGACGAGAAGACGCGGATTGCTGAAGAAAACATGACGAAGCGGTTCGATCAGCAAAACAAAATTCAGGAACAGGGTCTGGCGAATCTACTCACGGCGAAGGATTATGGGGAAGCGAAAAAGGTCGTGGTCAATGCCGATAACGATTATCAGAATGCTCTGGATCGTATGTCGACTATGGACCGGAATCTGATTGACGCGAACAAGGGCGATCAACAGGCGATGCTGTCGCTGGTGGCCAACCATATCGGTATGACGCTGGGAGCTCAGAAGGGCGCCAGGATCACCCGCGCTGCGTTCGATGAAGCCGTTAATTCTGCACCGTGGCTCGACAAGGTCGGAGCGAAGTGGAGTTCCGATGGATATCTCTCCGGTGTGACGCTGTCGCCGGAACAGATGCAACAGATGGTTCGACTGGCGCGCGAAAAGGTTGACGTCCTGAAGGATCACAAACAACGCGTGGAGAACGAATATCACGACGCATTGAATCCGCGGCCAAAGGGAAAAACAAACACCGCTCCGGCCGGCCCAGCAGCCGTCGGAGGGGAAAAGGATCCTCTGAACTTGGGACTCTAAAATGGCTGATGAACTCACACCCGAATCGTTTGCACAAACGATCAAGGCCAAATATCCGCAATACGCGAACGTTCCGGATCTGGAACTGACGAATAAGATCCTCGAGAAGTACCCCGCATACCGGGAGAAGTTTCGTCAGTCGACGATGCTGGCTGGCCAGAAACAGGTTCTGGATTCGGAGATGGAAAAAGCGAATCCCGGATCCCAGGTCAGCCGCGATCCGCAAACCGGTGAAGTGACGATGACCCAGCCAGGCACGGCTGCCAGTCGCGCGCGCGAAGCGGCAATCGGACTACTGGAACCGTTGTCCGGACAGGCGCTCCTTGGAACCCTGCAGCAGGGCGGTGAGGCGCTATGGGATGCGCTCTTGGGAAAACCTGGTAAGGCCGTGAATATGGTAAAGAGTGCGGTCACGGCTCCGCTGGAACCTGTCAAGGAACTTGTTGGAGGAGTGAAATCCGGAAACTATGAGACGGCCGCGCACGGCGCCGGAGGCTTTGCTTCACAGACCGCACCTGCGGTTCTTGGACTGAAGGATGCCGCCGTTGCTGGTGCCAATGCTGCCGGACTTCCGGACCTGACCCGTCGTGCTGGACAGACGATGGCATCCAGTAGCGCGTTCAAGACCACGGAACCTCTGGTCGACGCGTACAACGCCGATCGGGCCGCCACCGGAATGAAGCAAATCGAATCGGATATCGCGATCGCTGACAAAAACCGTCAGGCCGGAATCGAAGCAGATCAGAAATTCTCTGACAAAATGTCCGACTTTGAAAAAGCCGAAGCCGAGAAAAAAGCCGGATTCAAAGAAAAAGCAGCCGACACGATCAAAGCGAACCGTGAAGCCCTTCAGGGAGAGTCCCGCAATCTGGCGGTGAACCGCTCGATCGAGGAAGGTAGCAAGCGGCTGGGCGAAAAGGTCAATGACCTGGATTTGAAACTTCGCGAGGAAGCTAATGGAAAATACAACACCGTCCGCGAGGCGGTGAAGGATGATCCCGGCGTTCCTCTTTCGGAGATGGCCCAGGCTGCGAAGGAAGCCCAAGGGAAACTCAGTGGATCCGCAGAAAGCATCAAACAGTTCAACGAACTGATTCGCAAGGGTGCCGAAGAAGGGGAAGTTCAGGCCGGCGGAATGACGGTCAAGCCTGGCGATCGACTCTACGACATGCTGAAGGAACAGGGTGCTTTCGGCGGCGATGAAAATATCGGATTCAAAGACCTGCAAGGGTATTCTTCCGAGATTGGTAGGAAACTGGCGCAAGGCAATCTGCCGGGAGATATCTACCAGGCGCTGAAGTACATGAAGGAGAAAATCGACGCCGCAAAAACGGTTATCGCCGAACGGAACAACGCCGGCGGCGCGCTGAAAAATGCCGACTCCTTCTGGCACGACTATCAGGATCTGTTCTATGACAAGGACAGTTCAATCGCCAAGGTTCGTGAATCGGTCGGCGTCAAGAATCCCGGCGAAGCATCGAATGAGTTCTTCCGCGGTAACGCCAACGAAATTGCGATCGGAAAACTGAAACGGCTCCGTAGCGTGTACGCTCCGGACGCCAACGCTGTCGCCGATCTTGCTCAGAACCTCGGCGCCGCGCGCGATGAGGCCTCCGCTTACAAGGTGCAACGTCAACAGCAGATGCCGAACCCGCCGAAGCCGGGAGAACGGCCGACTCCCGTGGTGACTGCAACCACACCGCGGAAGGTGTTCAATGAACCGGCGCCACCCACGGCCGAAAACATCGTTGCCGACAAACGGGCACGCGTCGAAGCTAAGGGACGCAGCCTTGCGGAAATTTCCAAGTACGACGCCGGAACGCTGGCATCCGCTCCGATCGGTGTCGCCCTCGGACATCCGTTGCTGGGATTGGTTCCGCTGGCTTCGAAGTATGGCCTGTCATTCCTTCTGACGCGCGCGTCTGTTCTCGACTGGCTTTCAAAGCCGACGATGGCCGATATGCTTGCGATCGAGAAATTGCCGGAACCGGTGAAGACCACGGTTCGCCAGGGACTCCAGCAGGTCATGGATGAAGAATCCGCCGGCGGCCGACAGGTGCAACCTGCCGGACCTGTCCGGAACTTCATGAACCGAACCACCGTTGTATCTGGTCCGATGGGAGCAGCCGGCGGCGCCGGAATCAAAAGCCGACGTGATGCCCTCGAGGCGCTGGGTCAGCCGACTCCGTGATATATTCCCGTCATGGGAAGGGCACGGCGTTTCTTTACTGGGTTCGTTTAGGAGATTAGCCGCGCGCCGGCGACCGCGGACGATCCTTGATTTTAAGTCACGTGGTATCCTCCATTCGCCTGTCCCGTAGCTCAGCGGCAGAGCGTCATGCCAAAGAAGGTTGTTGGTTCGAGTCCAACCGGGACAAGGCAAATGGAGGGTAGCCAAGCGGTAAGGCAGCACACTGTTAATGTGCCCATCGGAGGTTCGAATCCTCCCCCTTCAGTTCAATGAATTCCGCTGACATCCTCACATCCTTAGAACTCTGCGAACGCAAAGCCCACTGGGCCCAACGCTGGGAACGGCACAGGCTTCTACCAAATGAAATGGTCCGTATGGGAGTTCTCGCCGGACTCACCGTCACCGATCGAGACGATTACGGAGAATACGCCGGCGAAGAAGTGGTGACGCTGGCGGCCGAACGTGGAATGGACATCGATCGCAACAAGTACAACATCCACCGTGCGGTGATGAATCACGCCGGTATCGCGGACATCGTGACGACGGCGATCCGCAAGAAAGGTGCGCCGGCCTGGCAAGTCCTTACAAAAGGTTCTACGTGGAACAGTTCAGCCCTTGTGGATCCGGATGGCAAATATCTCCGACGGTTCCTGCCGGTGGGAAACTGGAACGCTGAACGCCAGGAGCATGAGATTCGATCCTGGTACGGATTGGGCGAAGTCTGCATGGCGAAAATGCCAATGCAGATGGTGATTGCCCAACTGGGTAGTATGGTCGGCGGCCGACGTCACGGACACTGGACGAAGGCACTCCTTCACCCGCAACATTCTTCCTTACGATTCAAACTTCGAAGCCGGGCAAAGGTCGATGGGTTTCGGGAAACGTGGATTCCGGTGTTTCGAGAAGAACACGACGATATCGAGAGGGAACGTTGGCTGGAGGCGATGCACGCTGACGACGTTCTTCGGGAAGTTCTATTCGTCGTGGAGATTCCGTTGCCTGGGGAACTTGAAGCGGAACGGATTCGCGATATGGGGAAACGGAAGCTTGATGCCGCAGCGAAGGTCACCAAGCTTCCGGAGAAGCAGTTGTCTACGTGTGATGGGCCTTTGGCGCCATGTCCATTCCGGGGATGTTGCTGGGGAGAACCAGAAACGGTTCCCTCTCCTGGAATGTTTCATGCTGTTTCCGAAACCAGGGTTCCCACTCCGCAGACCACAGATTCTTCCAATCCAAACGGGGTGGCAGCAAGCTTTTTCGCAAGGTGAATCGGTTTGAGTCCGACTCGCTTCGCGTGAGGATCTTCTTGATCTTCCATGCCCACTTTTTCGGCTCAAACACCGGCCGAACCGAATTGTGCGACCCTTCGATCCGGTACATTCCCGGAACCATCGTCATGTCGTTATCCATGTGTTCGGCGTGGCCACCGTAACTGCCGGCGAGAACCGGTGTTCCACACGCCAGGCTTTCGAAGATCGGAAACCCGAATCCCTCCGGACCAATCCCCAGTGTCAGGTCACAGGCGGAATATAATTTCGCCATGACTTCGTCGCTTACGATGGACTGATTGACGAGGGTCAGATGCAACAGATTGTAGTCCTCCAGGAGTTTCGGAATCGACCAGTGTCGTCCCAGATCGTCAACCTGAATGAAGATCCGGATCGGGGTTTCTTTCGCCACTTCAGCCAGTGCAGCGATCGCCATACCGTAGTCTTTGCGGATCTGGTTTGTCGCAACAATACCAATGACCTTTTCTTGGTCTTCAAACGCAGGGCCGGAGTATCCAAACTCATTTCGAAAGACAGAACGCTTGTTCGCTTCCAGGTGTGGATGGAATATCCCCGTATGGATCCCGTGTGGAATGGCAACCAGTTCACGATGTCGACAGTCCTGATCGGAGAACGTTCTTTCGATGATCTTCCGCGCCCAGTCGCTGTAGGCAATGATCCGATCGAATCCGTACAGACACTCCGCATTCGCGGTGCACAACATGTCGTTGGGGCCGCTGGCATCCATCGGAGCGTAAATCCATTTCTGAAACGGTTTTGACAGTAACCACTTCCGAATTTCCTTATCCGCCAGCCACATTGGATTGTCCGGACGGGCGAACCATAGCATCCGACTTGGATCCCAGACCGTCAGAACGGCACCTTTGCGTCCTTGAGCGAAGTTCTCCCAAACGTCCTTGATCGTCGGAATGAAAAAATCGTTCAGTCCCTCGATCGAGTATTGAGGAAACGGAAGCCGACGGTCCCCAGGGCCTCCGTAGCCCAGCGTCCCCACATCGTAAATATCGGATAGGTGGTGGTGGATTCCGGTGGCCAGATCCTTGCAGATCCGTCCCAGTCCGCTCGAACAGGAAGGCGCGTCGGAAATGATCAAAAGGGGAATTTTCATTCGTACTCCAGTCTAATTTTTTCGATGATGACGTCGTGTTCATGAAGGTGGAGATACCGGAGCTCCATGAAGTGTTCGGAGATTCGGGTGTGGACACGGAACAGGAGAAGTCGTGCATCGACAGTTCCAGCGGACATCATTTTGTTGTGGATGATGACCGAGGCGTCAAACACGGCCTTGATTTCCTCTTCAAAGGCAGAACTGGAATCAATCATGGCAAAACCCTCACTCTTCGGTAATGACAATCTGGTGATCCGGTATCAGGTCACTTCCAGGCCCAAGGTCCGGAAGCATGTCGTCCGGATCATTTGACGACAACTGAACGTGGGTCACTCCCCCTTGAACCCGACCGTCCTTGGCCAGAAGTGGATGTTCTTTTATCATGTGCTGAAGGTGCGCGGGAATCACGAAACCTGCAGGAGCCGGGCTAGTTGCCACTCTCGGCGGTAGCGGCTGGGTTAGTATTGTCCGCGCCTGAACGACTTCAGAATTCAACGGCGGTTCGACTTCAAACGCTTGCTCCAGATTCGGTCGTGGTCCGGTTCCCCCACCACGCAGGTATTCTTCCAGCGCCAGTTTCATCCGCTCCAGTCGCGGAAGCGCGAGTTCCAGTTCCTCTTTCTTCAAAAGGATCTTTTGGTAATCCAGGACGGCTTTGGCGTACTTCGCTGTCGCCTTGTCCAGCGCAACGGAATAGGGGTTCCGGCGAACCTTGCGTTTGACCTTGGCTTTCGGAAGCGGCCGGAGGATCCGTTTGGATTTAACTTTTCGCATCTGGCGCCCCATGTCCAAAAATAGCGTAGTAATCTTCGGTGCCCACCTTGACGCCCCACTTCTCTTCGAAGCGGCGACGATCCTTGTCGGCCTGGCGTTCGATCGCAGCCTTTTCCCCAGGTAGTGCCGTTTTCAATGTGCCGCTGGCGTAGTGGAAGAACGGAATCCCGATCGTGTACGCTTCGATTCCGGCTTTGTGCATTCGCAGGTGATAGTCGCCGTCGGACGCATAGAGCCACATGGATTCGTCGAACCCTCCGACCTTGTCCCAGACGTTCTTCCGAATCAGGAAGCAACTGAAGTCCGGGTGCGGCCGCGGTGCTTTCCGCCATTCGCCTTCGATCCCTTTAACGTTGTCGACGCTGACGGCCGTGACAAAATCTCCGCCGTCCTCGAGAAGCGAACGGTAGGTGTCTGGACGAAGAACGACGTCGTTGTTGACGACCAATGCGTGGTCACAGAGTCGGAAGATGTTCGTCAGAGCATAGTTCCATCCGGAGGAAACACCTTGCGCCGGCCGAAACGTCGTCGTATTCGGACAGCAGTTTTCCAGGAACTCCGTTGTTCCGTCCTGACTGTCGTTGTCGACGGCGTACAGCATCGTCGGGATGTCCTGTTCCATCACCGATCGGACCGCGTTCTTCGTCAACTGCAGGGCGTTCCTGCACAGCATCACCACCGGGTTCACATTCGAATAGTCCAGTTCACGCTTCATCTGCTTTTTAGCTCCTTTGCCGTAATAATGTCGGGCGCTTTTCCTTCTCTATAAAAATCTTCTGAAAGTGTAGCGATCAGTTGATTCCATTTTTCGGAGTCCTTTGACGGCGCTGGGTATTCCGGATGATCAACAAAACTAAGCATCCGCCGCGTGGCAAATTCCACAGCGCGTTCTTTCGTGATGTCAGTAAAGACTCTTTGGTCATCCGGGATAACCGCGATGGCAAACGGCGCATACTTGTCGAGACTCCAGTCGACGTGCTGCGAAGCCTCTCCACACTTGCCGCATGGAATTACGAATGGAGTGACGCCGTCGCGGGAATTCCAAAGTACCTCTCGGTGGCCGCACTCTTCGCATTGGTAGTTCATCAGGCAGAACGCCTCTGGATGATCGTAGCGGCCCTTGCTCACTTCACTGCCTCCATTCCTAAAATCCATCGATCGTCACGGGCGATATCGGCACCGGGGATCGTGCGCCAGTCGAAAAGCTTCACGGTATCCCAGTTTCCAGTGTTTCGCAGATAGTCCATCAATCCCAGCGGTGAGTACCCCCAGCGGTGCCTGTCTGCCTCATCGCCCATGTAGGCGCCGTACACGTTCGTCATGTAAAGTTGCTCGGTCAGTTCCCCACGGAACCACATCTCGGCAAGTTTCTTCATGTCGGGGACAAACACGAGAAGGCTTCCGCCGAACTTCAGTACGCGCCTTGCTTCGGCGACAAACCCGTTTCCTTCACCACAGCCGACGTGTTCCAGCGAATGGTGAGACACGACAAGATCCACGCTGTTGTCTTCGAACGGTGTCAGGTTGTTCCAGTGGCCCAGTACGTCGGGATTCCACCGGGGATTGATATCGATGTTTACCCAGCCTTGCGCTTTGTCGAACGGCCGCTGGCCGCTACCGCAGTTCAGTCCAATCATCTCGTTTGTTCCTTTGGGATAAGTATCGGTCGGATCGTTGTGTTCACCAGATCGACGTATGCCTTGCATCGTTCCGTAAATGCCGTCCGCAAGATCTGGAACGCTGCACGGGAACATTCCTTTCCACAGAATTCGAAGATGTAGGAAGGCTCGTCTCCAAACGTCGAAAGGTGGATGGCTTGTTGAACCAGTCGTCGGCATTCTTGGCACAACACCAACGGCCACTTGTCGGCTTGCCGTGAACGTCCAGCAGCTTCTTGTTCGCGACGAATCAGATCCATGTGAGCTCCGCACGGTCCGACAACTTCACCATTTTCGTTTTGTACGCATTCACATTTCATCGTGGTACCTCGTAAGGAAGAACGTCTTTGAACTCGTCGTAAATGTACCGGTGGGAATCCAGGTACTGTTTCCAATGCTTCGGATCCTGCCCGATCCCCAGCTTCACGAACGTCTGGCCGCCCAGATGGTCGCACGCGATTCCCACCAGCCGGATCCGGTACCCCAGTCGGCGCGCCATGCAGCACAGCCAGTAGTCGTAGCAGATGTAACCGATTGGTGTATCCATTGGCCAGCCGCCGGACTCCTCGAGAACTGCCCTCCTGACTATCAGGGCGAATCCATCCAAAACCGCGACGTCTTTCGCTCCAGTGAACCGTTCCCCGTGGTTCTCCGCGTCTCTCATGTTGGAAGCAAACCCCGCGCGCGCCAATTGCGAATACTCGTAGTCCTTCTTGTACATGAACGGATCGCCGTGACGCGTGGCGCCACCGAAGCCAACCAGTCCCACCTTCGGATCCTCGAATTCCCTCAGAACCTTCGTCACCCAGCCGGGATCGTTGATGATCGTGTCGTCGTGCAGGTAGGCGAGAATGTCGGCGGTCGTATTCAGAAGTCCGCTTTGATAGGCCGGAAGCATTCCGTCTTTGCCGTCGACAATGAAAATCGGAGGATCGATATCCGTCAGTCCAAATCCCCTTGCGTGCTCCCAGGGTGTTTTCATGGAATCCATCGCCTTCGGGTGCCAACTCGCAATCGCCTTTCTCAGACTGTCCGCGCCGGCGTGCGCGGTGATGATTGCCATTTTCACTTCTTTCTCCTATCGAATTTGCCTACTGCTACCACAGGCAGTTCCACAGCGATGACGACGTGGCGTTTCTTAGCCGGATCCTGTTTCAAGCACGAAATAGTCCCAGAGACGTGCTCTTTGGCGGCAGTCAAGGCGCGCTTCGCCTGAACTTTATCGTCTGGATCGAAATCACCGTGGACGGTGGTAAGCGTTAAAGCCCCGTAGTGCTCTCCGCGAATGAATCCATAGCATTTCCTCATAAAGCGAATCCGTCTCCGTAAAAGGCCGTGTTGTCGTTCCACCGGGTATACCGATGAGTGAAGAGTCCGTGTGCTGCGAACATGGCGATCCATTCGTTATCGGTGTGCGTCTGTTCGTTCGGCTGGTCGAAGTGCTTCCAGAGTTCGTTCGGGCAGTAGAAGTAGAACTTTCCGTCGTCTTTCAATAACGCACGAATGTTGTCGAGTGCTGTGGGCAGGTCTACGATGTGTTCAAGGGATCCGATACTGACGATGTAGTCAAACTGTGACGGATGGTCGAGCAGTCGGATAGCCTCCGGCGCGCCGATATCGCCTTTAATCAGGTACGATGTTGGTGCCCGAAGCGCGCAGTGACTGAGTCCCACGTCGCTCAGTTCGATGCCGATGCAACTGACGCGTTTCACGGCTTCCTGCAGGAAGTGGCCGGCACCGCAACCGATATCGAGAAGCCACTTCGATTTGTCGAACGGAACCCCGATATCGTCCAGGTGTCGATTGACCTCGTCGGCCGGGGTATGCCAGCCGTCGCCCATCTCTAAGTATTTCAAATTGTACCAATTAGCTAATTCTTCCGACGTCGTGAACTGCTTTCTATCTGTCATTGGGAACCTCGTTGAGAACGGCGAATTCGCCGAAATGTTTTGTTGCAGCCTCGTTGTAGGCGATCGCAGCGGCTTCCTCCGTCGGATGTCGGCCGAGTATAATAAGTCTGCCATTTACTCGAATCTGTCCAACCCACTTGACTGAATGCTTGTTCTGGACCGAGTAGACACCCTTGAAGCGTTTCCTTTTCCACGTTCGCCGATTCGCCATTTGCTGCGTGCCGTCAGCGAATCTGAGATTGTGACGCTGGTTGTCGAGTCCATTCCTGTTCCGGTGGTCAACCTTCATTCCATCCGGTGGCGGAAGAATCTGGTTGTGCATCCGGACGCCAATCTTTTTTCGGCTTCCCGGTGTGTACTGACAGATCCAGCGCGAGGCGTATCCTCCGCCTTTCTTGACCTTCACGTAATGCCAACGATGCCGATTCAGTTCATCGAAGTCAGCCTCGTCGACAAGCGCAAACTTTCCCTGTGTCAGCGGAATCGACTTCATTTTCTCTTCGCACCTTTCAGGATGAATTGAATAGCTGCCCTCAATTTTGCCGTGCAGACGTCACAGACATCCTCCAGGGACAGCAGGAGTTTCTTTTCGGCCGCGTTATTGGCGACGTAGCCTTCCGCTTCGGTGATATCCAGCGAGTAGAGCATTTCCTTGTTGACGTCAGAGAACGTTAGCTTGCAGCATTCGCAGACCCGCGCCTTCATGCGATCCTCCTCCATACTCCAAGTGTTCCGGCTACTCCAACAGGTTGCCATTGCGGCCGATCTTTCATGTAGTCATCGACGGCCTTCGTCACATCGGGCAAGCTTTCCCTTCGGTAGTCGTGGAAGAACGCATAGCCATCCACCGAGACACTGGGTAGGAAGTGATGGCAGTCGATCGATACGCCAGCATAGGAATGATCGCCGTCAATCAGGATTGCGCCAATTTTCAGATCGGTATCCGTCTCAGAACTGCGATAGGGAGATAGGCTCATTTGTGGAAGCGCCGGAATCGCCGCCAACATTTTCCGGAACTCTAGCTTAATATCCGGATCGATTCCCCAGTACCCCAACTGCCTCTCCGTCGCCACCTGTAGGGCGATTGAACTGGATCTGCCATACTCCAATCCCACTTCAACAATCGTAGATTTTTCAGGCAGTGACATCAGAATGCCGAAGTACTCCTCACACTCTTCTTTCTCGAACGACGTGTGGGATCCGATCGTCTGCGTGAACTCGTAGGCCTTTTCAAACGTCAGCATCTTTGCTCCTCTTTGGAACGAAAACCAATTCGTTGTCAGTTGCGGTTTTCAAAATCAATCCATCTATTCCGTGGTGAGCATCCGTGGTCCAGCGTTCTTCGGGCAGCAGCAGCGAAAGAAGTTCCGAATAGAAAGCCAGATCGCAGACGATGACTCGTCTCATAGAATCTCCAGTGCTCTCGCCCACGGCTTCAGGCGCTCGTCTTTGCCGGTTTCCGGATCCCCGTATCCGCCGGACAGGTGAAGGATGCAGGGATAGGATCCCGTCACGGTGTTCTTGACGCGATACTCGATGGGAACTTCGTGCATACCTGGCCGGAAGTCTACAGTCGGCGGATCCCACTTGATGACTGTTTGGGCGTTCACATCCGATACTTGAAAGATTTCGCAGCCACTGTCCAGCGTCGGCCGGAACCATCCCTCGCGCCAGCCCTCGTACCAGTTGAAGCAGTCGTCGCCGGTCTGGTGCGGCATGTCGACCATTCGCTGGAACGCGTGAATTGCCTCCGGAATCTCCGCAAGGTACCCACCGCGGTTTGGATACCGATACGGAATCGTTTCATCGAAGCAGCCATCGTACTTCGACATATCCGATTCGTTCCCAAGGCCGATGTAGGCAGAAGCAAGGAACGACGGGGAACCCAGCCGGACGTACTTCGCCATGATCTCTTCCAGCGGAGCAGTAAAGAAGGCATCCCACCCGTCTGAAAACAAAACGTGTGTGTAGTGGGCTTCATTCAGACCCAGCTTGACGAGCGCGTCCAACTGCATGTCGAGCATCATTCGCTTGTACCCCTGGAACTGAGGGGCGCCGATTCCGTACAGGATCGGATCGATCTTGAACTTCTCGCACGATCGGAGAAAGATCCAGAGTTTCCGCCGGGCTTCCCCTTCAGAGGGAAATGCAGCGCATGTGAGTACGGCGAGTTTCATCGTCTCGCCCTCAGTCCAGCGCATCGCATGGCGTCTTCCCAAGTGGGGTGCTCACAAGGTGGATGTCCGTGGATACCGAATAGTAGCCATTTCCCATTCTGTTTCTCAATTCGCGGTTTCATTGAAAGATCACCCTCCCTCGAATATTCCAGAAGTCCAGAAGCTTGTCGTTCTGTTCGCACAGTTCCTTGTAGCCGGCGATCGCAGTACCGCCGGAGCTCATCAGGCCCGTGTGAATCACGCATTGAGGATCTGTTACCGCGAACCCGTAGCCGAACTTGTCCCGCGCACGCATACACAATGCGAAGTCTTCCGATCCCCCAGGGCCGCCGGGTTCGTCGAATGGCCCAACCTGGTCAAAGATCGACCACGGCATCATCATGGCCACGGAGGAAATGACAAGCGGACGCATTACGCCGTCAACGTTGCTGCATTGATTGAATGGATGGGAGTACCCGCTGACAATATCGGTCGGATTCCATTTCGCTAGAAACGACAGCATCGTGTCCCACTTGTCGCAGAGATACACGTCGTCGTCGAGGAACAGAACGTGTTCCTGCCGGAGGTACCGGGGAATGGATCCGGCGCCGATGTTGCGCGCTCTCGATGCGCCATTCTTTGTCAGAACGATCGAAACAGTTTCGTACATCGGCGGAGTTTCGTCGTACTCATCTTGAAGATCGTAGACGACCGTCAAATGGTGAGCCTTTCGATCTGCAGCGTTGTTCAGGAGACTACTAACGCTTTGCTGCATCAGAAGCGACCGTGTCGCCGTGCTTATCATTACGATGTTCATTTCTGGATCACCACCATGTTGTCGTCCCGTCCTTTCTCGCCGCGCCAGAGTTCCCCACCGAACTCAGTTGCCAGTGCGTGCCCTTTTTCGTTGTCCCAAACGTCTTCGATCACGTACAGCGCGCCAACGGGCATGTATGGAACAAAGAACTGCGCCGTAATTCTCTGGTGTTCGTAGATGTGGGAACCGTCGTCGATGATCACGTCTGGGAATCGCTTGCATTCGTAGGCCACCTTAAACAGATCGCTCCGCGAAGACTGATCGCACACCATAGAATGGATCCGGCCTTCATTGATCAGTGTCCCTTCCCGAATGTCGCACGCGAATATCGCAGCGTCCGGAAAGTACTCCTGCCACATGTACAGGCTGGATCCGTGGATGTAGGAAACACCCTCTGGCAAGAACGGCGTCATCAGGTCCGCGTAGCCGATGCCAATCTCCAGTAGTGTTTCCACCTTGCGGTCCTTGAACAATTCCTCGTACTTCGGAATGTAGGAGTGCCAATGGAGTTTGTCGCTGTGAAATATCTCCGCCAACTGCAGGAGCGTCGGTTTCATTTCGGATCCTTCGGCCGGTATGCATTGGCCAGCCTGTGAAGTTTCGAATCCCGTGGATACGGATTCGACGGATAGTACTTTCGTTTCTTCTTTGCTTTCACGCGAACCCTCTTCGGCTGTGGATCGAACGCGTGTCCCGCCGGCCGGAGGGAATCCGCCTCCACGATCCGTTCTCCGATCCGGATAGCGTCGATGCTGATGACTCGTCCGTACTGCATTACAGAAACTCCTGGACCCTCATTTCGGGTTCCCATTCGCACATGTCGTCGCCCTTCTTTGACTTCAGTACCAGACGCTGGCCAGATCCTAAGAACGGTCGGGCACCGTACTGCTTCACGAAGGTCTTCACGTCTGCCATTCGGCACTGCGTCACGATGTCTCTCGCCCATTCGACTTGCATCGGCCGCGCTCCGTGACCACTCTCTCCCCCGACGATCACCCACAAACGATGCAGTGGAGTATTAACCCGGTTAAAACCGGGTATTTCTTTGAACACGATCGGGCCCAGCAACGGTTCGGCGCTGATCATCGTTTTCCAGCCCATGTCTAGGAGGGGTATGATCGCCTCCGGAACGCGTTTGTTTGCATACTCCTGGTTCTCTGCGGAAACTCCCAGGATTACGTTGGGAAGTGGCCAACGTACGTCGATCGCAGGGACCAGGTTCCGGATTCTGTTCAGTGAGGGGAACAAAATCTCTTTGATGTCGCAGTACTCCGCCATTCGGGCCGAACGCTTCGTCAGAATCTGAAATGTATGCTGTGGGCATTGGGCCATCACGGCGAAAACCTTATCGATGAATTCGAACGGAACCCCTTCATGGAACAGGTCCGACATCGAGTTCACGAAGATCCGCTGCGGCCGTTTCCATCGAAGAGGATCCTGAAGCTTCTCCGGTACCAGTCGCAACGCGAACCCCTGTTCGTACGCGTTCCCCTTCACACCCTTGAACCGGTTCGCCACCACTTCGGCATAACAGAACTTACAGCCAGGCGAAATCTTGTCGCAGCCGCGGGTAGGATTCCACGTGGCGTCCGTCCACTGAATGTTACTTTTCTGCATTTCGAATCTCCATGAAGGCCTTTATGAACTCTGCCGCGACTTGCGGGACGATCGCATTCCCAGCGGCGCGCAACTTTCCCACTCTGGCGGAAACCCCATGAGCCAGAGGCTGAATGCCGGGGCCAACGCGCCGCGCTTTTCCGTCGGAGCAGGGGACGAGGTCGTAATCAGACCAGAAATTAACTTCTCGTCCTTGCGGTCCCCGCCGCGACTCGTCGAGCCTCCCGCCATCGTGTTCGGCGTCGGCCAGCCGGCCAGTGTCGCATTCCCGGCGTTCCGCTTCTTCGCCGGATCCGCCTTCCGTCGATCGAACCCCTCCGAACTCGCTGGTGTGTTCCAGCCGGCCGTCAGTCGTGTCTGACTCGTCAGGGTGTCGGCTTTCCCCCGATGGGCTCCCGTCGATTCCGAATCTTCCGCGCGCGGAGTCGCCCACCCTCTCACCATCGCCGCTTGCCTGGGAAGCTGATCCTGTCGATTCCGTACCGATCCGTCCGGATTGACTCCCTCCGTTGCCATTCCCGGCGTGTCTTTCCAGTCGCGTGTTGAAGGACTCACCCATCCGGCCAGTACCGCCTGATCCTCGAGGTTCACCTGATGCCCGGCTTCCATTCGCTGAATGACCTTCTCCGGATCGGAATAACTGCCGCCCCTCTGATTGCTGTCTGGTGAACGCCACCCAGTAGAGCCGTTTTCGGATGTGGGGCGCGCCGACGCTGAATGCTCCCAGTACACACGCCCCGACGGTGTAACCTTCTCCTTCCAGGTCGCGCGATATTCCATCGAGCCAACCGAAGCCAATCGCGTTGCTAACCTGTTCGCCAAAAATCGTGTCAGGTCGCCGCTCTCGGATCTGAGCGAACCAGGGTGGCCAGAGGTTGCGTGGATCGTCGAGTCCGGCCTGGTCTCCGGCGGCGCTGAAGGATTGGCAGGGACAGGAACCGGTCCAAACAGACTCTGTTGCTGGGAACCCTGCAATACGAAGTGCGAGAGGCCATCCACCGATTCCAGCGAAGAAGTGGGCGCGACTCCAGGCTTCGAGTTCTTCAGGCTTGATATCTCGGATACTTCGTCGGTCAACTTTGCCTCCCGGCAGGTGGCCAGCAAGAATCAGATTCTCCAGCCAATCCGCAGCGTACGGATCGATTTCGTTGTAGAAGTCCATCGGTCATTACTTTTTCGGCCGCCGTCCACCCTTCGGCCTGTTCGCGTGACTGGCGTCATTGTCGTCGTCAGTCGGCTGTGGAACCTTGTTGGCAAGTTCGATTTGCGCCGGCGTTTCGATCTTGGAAATGTAGGTGACTTCGCCTGTCGATTTGTTCCGGTGTTTGTTGCAGTAGTAAGAATCGTTCTCGTCGTGGCAGATCGCCGGATCCCCGCAATCCTCGCAGAGTGCGGCGTCACCGCTGGGCAGCGACAATTGCATATCTTCGAACGTGAGGAACAGTTTCTGGTCGTAGTACTTCTCGAGCATCTGGATCGCCAGGTTGTCCATTGGGACTTCCGCGCGGAACTCCAGCGTGAAGTTTGGATCGTCGGGAAAAAGCTTTCGGGCGCTGAGATTCGATATCTGAACCCGCTCCAGCATCGTGCCGTGCTTCTCCATTTGCGGATCGTCGCTGGGGTGCAATTCCATCACCTGAAGTGGAATTTTGCCAATATCGAAATGTGGTCCGTCCATCTCTTGGATCGGATGTGGCGCGCCGGCTGCGTCGAACGTGAACAGACGATCGGCAATCACCGGGGACAACTCCGCAGCCAGCGCGTGTTTGATCGGGGTTATGTAGAACGTGAAGCGGACGATCTTGTTTTCCTTGCGTCCCTCAACGGACGCCTTCTGCATGAAGACGGGTACCTTTGGCGTGCGAAACATAGTGCTCCTTAAATGTGTTTCCAAGTTTTGCGTTTAACAATGTGCCAGATCGTTGTGAACTGAATCTGGTAGAGAATGCCCAGAGCACGCAGCGTTTCTCCGGCTGCGTACTTTGAACGGATATCGAGAACTTGTCGATCTGTCAGTTTTGAAATTGGATGGCTGGATCCCATTGACAGCGTACCGTGCTGCCTTGCATCCTCCGCGTTTCCGGCGGCATTGTCCCATCGAAGGTTGTCCAAGTGGCAGTTTTTATTGTCGCCGTCGTTATGGCAACCGTACGGTTTCCCGTCTGGTGGTGGGCCAACCCAAGCGAGAAGAACGAGTCGATGAATGTTGATTCCGAATTTCGTTCCGTCGTCGCGCTTCAACCGCAACGCCAGATATCCACCTTCAACCGGTTGTGGACTCATCTTTCTGGCCAGTCCGCTTGCGCGCGGTGCACGATGTGTCGACCAGATCGTGCCATCTTTAGAGGCAAGATATCCCGGAAAACCGGGAATCGGCCGTGCTTCTGCGTCCAATATTTGGAGCGGATTAACCTTCACTTGGACCGTTTCTTTCTGTGTAACTTCAGTTTCAACTTCGCTGCGATTCTGGCGAGTTTGACCTTCGCGTTTCCACCCTTGTTTCTCTCGCCGTTGTAGATTTCGCCTTTCATGCTTCGATCCTCTTAAAGTCCACAACCCAGCACCAATCGTTGCGCTCCCACGCGCCTTTGCCGTTGGTGTCGTCCCAAAGTGCGCGAAAGTATGTTCGGTAGTCATAGCGTTCGACTGGTTCATCGGCGTGCATCACTTCCGGAATCTGGCAGCCTTCCGCCTTCGCATCCGCTTCACTGATGTCCTGAACCCGCTGCACGTCGATGCTGAGAACTTCCAGAGTCAGGCGCGAGGCCCAGCGTGGCATGTGGATGGATGGCTTCTTTTTCCAGGCCAGTGCGTTGCTTCGTGACTCCGGCGGAACGTCAGGCGCCATCTTATCGAACTCACTGACCTTTCCGTTGATATCGAGATAGACGCACATGAACACTTTCTTTGGATCGTACAGGGCGATTCCGGCCATCCAGTTTTCGCGAACCCATAGCCGATCGCCCGGCTGGCCATACGGGCTCTTGATCCGCTGGCAACGGCCGAAGTTCCCCATTTCGCGTTCTTGCTTCGGCCAGCCTTCAATCAGGGCTTCTCCGTCAACCATCGACATTTTTACGATTGAAGCGCCATAACCTGAGAGATAGACCTGGGGGATTTTGATAATCCGTCGCGTCTGCGTCTTCCGGCCTTCGAGGATGCCGTTGATGGACCGGGCGTGCATCAGGATCGGTCTTTCCTTCATTGCTGAACCTCACCGCCCAGAACGAACTTCTTTCCGTTGTTTCGCCAGAAATTGAAATGCGGTCGACACAGGTCAAGGTTGTCGCCGATGTTGTTCCGGCACTGTTCGCAAATCCAGGTATCGCAGGTTTCCTTCTTGTTGTTCCGAAACACCGGATGGTCACATTGAAACTGGGCGATTCGATCGCAGTAGTTACACCGATGCTGCTTCCCTCGAGGTCCGCATACAAACCCTGTGGAATTGCCGATCTTTATTAGCGTGCACGTCATGTCAGCACCTTCTGAAGTTTCTCCAGGCGTTTACCTTGGAGTTCCTGATATCCCAGATCGACGGCCACCCAGCGCCGACCCAATTGTTCCGACACCATCGCGACCGTTCCACTGCCGGCGAACGGATCCAGAACGAAGTCCCCAACCCGCGATCCGGCCCGAACGCAGGGTTCGACCAGCTTCGGCGGAAACGTCGCGTAGTGGGCATCGGGATACGACTGCGTGGGAATCTTCCAGACCGAACGCAGGTTTCGGCGTGTCCGTGGTTTCTTCTCTTTCGATATTCCCCTCGAGAAGGACTCGTTTTGTTTTGAACGTGGACGATGCCGGCCAAACAGGCTTCGATGGGATCCATCCCCGGACATCCAGCCGGAGGGAACCTTCGTGGACTTGGGATTCACACCCTTCCCGCGGCTGTGAGCTCCGCCTGTTACCGGTTCGCTTCCTCCGTCTCGATCGTAGAAGTACTTCTTACTTTTCGACAGCAGGAAGATGTACTCGTGGGACTTTGTCGGCCGATCAAAAACACTCTCCGGCATCGGATTGTTTTTCGACCAGATGATATCCATCCGCAGGTACCATCCGTCGGCCTGTAGCGCGAACGCGACACGCCAGGGAATTCCCAGCATGTCCTTGGGTTTCAGGCCTCCCAGGTTCCTCACGCTTCCGGTACAGGACTCTTTCCGGACAGCGTGCGCGATCTGGCGCGCCCAGACGATCGATCGGCTTGTCATCTCTCCGTGACCTTGGCGCCCCTGGGAACCCCAACTGCCGGCGTAGGAGTCGCCCAAGTTCAGCCATAGGGTTCCATTGGGTTTCAACACGCGCCGGACTTCGCGGAAAATGTCGACCGTGTGTTGGATGTACAGGTCCGGCGTGGGTTCCAGTCCGAACGTTCCCTTCCAGCATTCGCAGTGAATACAGAACCCCGTCGACACTTCCGAAGCGATCGCCTTCCGCGCGGTCTTATTGGGCATCTGGACTTCGCCGCGGCCATTGGTTCCCTGGGCCCAGTTCCCTCGGCCGATCTCCGAGCTCACCGGCTTCATTGTGAATTCGTGTTCGCAGTCCGGATCGCCACCCCATTCCGTCGGAGCGATCCCATAGTCCCGCAACCCAAAGTAAGGCGGACTCGTCATCACCATTTGAATCGAGTTATCGGCGATCGGCAGGTGGAGGGCATTTCCGAATATGCGTCCATCGAAGTTCACGCTTTCTTCGTTTCTCTCGCTCGGATCGCTTGCGGACAATTCCCGTACGGTGTGAGTGTGGCCTTGTGCCGGACGTCGTGGCCGCCAGGCTGTTTGGCTTCCAGACTCAGCAGACAGTAGGAACAGAATCCGGTGTCTTCGTAGCCATCGCGTGTGGTTACGATCAACGGTTCATCGGCTGAAGGCGGAGTCGTCTTCTTTCTCATTTTGCCTTTCGTGTTCTTGTGAGTCCGGCCTTATCGATATCGGACAGCCATTTGAACTGTCCTGGCGAAACGTACGTTTTCTCGAACCGCTTGTTGAACCGCGGTATCTGATCCGAGAAGAACGACGCGTCCCCAGGCCGTTTGAAAATGGCGCCGCGCGTCATCTTTTCTCGGATCGATTTGTAATGTTCGTAGCCTTGGGTGGATCGTTCGTCGTCAGTCATAAGTTTTCTGGACGGCTGTCGCTTCGCATCTAACCTCAAAGTATCAGCCGCCCAGTTGCGAACAGAAGGTTAGGCCGCCGCACAGCCATGCGCTCAACGGCCTCCCCTTGCAACACCGGGACATCCCCGGCGACTCCCCCAATTGGCAGAGGGAATTTCAAATCCGCAGTTGCCGGATAACCCACCGGCCGCCACACAGAGCCAACCGCGCCTACGTAGCTTGGTCAGAACCTGCACGCGCATCGTGCAAGAGAACTGCGGAAACTTCGTGGTGGCGCAGTGTCGTCATCACACCGCTTCGTTTATCCCTAACTGGACCACCACGAATACTAAAGGGTCAGTCCGCTCCCCGGGCCGGTCTCCCGCCTCTCGCTGTTTGGACCGGGATCTTACCCGGAGGATGCATTCTTATTTAACCGCAGCGATCGACCCTTGCTTACTATTTCGAAATCACCATCTCCGGATCTTCCGTCACGCGCGAGGCGACAAGCTGGGCGCCCTTCGCTTCCAGGAGTTCCTGCAGTTCATCCAGGCTGTCCTGATCCAGAGCTTCGGCGCCGTCCATCAGCAGCAACGGCAACGGGCCGGCCTTCAGTAGCGCCAGATCGACGGCAACCCGCAACTTCTCACGCGTGTTCACCGCATCGAACGGAATCGCCTTCCCGTCCGGAGTATCGACGCAGATGTCCCCATCCTGAACCGTCACACCCTCGATCGGAACCCTCGTCACCAGATCGTTCCGGATATCCTTCAGGTCCACGTCCAAGGCTTCCGTCAGCCGATCGCTTAGAATACTTTGCTCCGTGGCGTCGGAATTCAATCGTGCTATCAAATCGCGGGTTTCAATCGTCTTGTCGAACGTTTTGACCTGTTCTTCCAAGGTGGCGACTTCCATACCCACGGTCTGAGCGGACTTCTGGTACGCATCGGCCATTTCCTGGGCAGCATCCTTCGCCGTCTGAGTCAACGCAGACAGATCCTCGTTGTACTTGCGGGTCAGCGCGTCCTTTTCCTTGTTGTAGTCGGCATTGGCAATTTCAACTTCCGACATGTAGGTGGTGCGATTTGCTTCGATCCGCGCTTTCAATTCGTCCAGGCGCGTCTTTGCTTCGCTCACATCCTCGATGTCGGTCGCGATGCCAGCCTTCAGCGTCGTCACCGTCTTTCTCTTCTCAGAGACAACAGCGTTGACGGCTTTCCGTTTGTCGCGAAGGATCTGATCAATCTCCGACAGCACCTTAAACGCGTGTCGATTCAGATCCACCATGTCCTTCCGCGGCAGCAACGATAGGACTCCGGCCAGATCGTCCTTGTCCACTGTCAACGGTACGGCATCAAGAAACAAGGCCAGACGATCGTTCTTGTTCGTCGTCAGGAACTCGGTGGGGAACAACGTAAAATCGTTCCGGATGTTGGCCAGTTGCTCCGCCGGCCGTGCCAGCGGTGCTTCCCCCGGATATCCCACCTTGCGATCGGTCTTGTCTGCGGTCACCTTGGCCGAAACGGTCAGATAGGGAGGCCCCGAACCATCATCCAAAACGATGACGATTTCCCCCTCTTCGGTACCCTCCCGGAGAAGTGTCGCCTTGTGGCCTTTGCCCAGAGCAGCCCGTATAGCTTCAATCAGTGACGTCTTCCCCAAACCGTTCTTACCCTTCACCAGAGTCAGAGCGCCGGGCTTGATTTCCACTTCGGCGCCAATTCCCATGATGTTGTGGACCGTTATCAACCGAACTCGGAATCGTTTCTTACTGGCCATCTGTCGCCTCCTTGCCACCGTTATCCGTCCATGCCTTCGCACGCTCGAAGGTTTTCTGTGGGAGTTTCGATGTCATCTTCACATCGAAGGTTTTCTTCGCCCAGTTCAGCCATAACGTCGGATCGATGCTCAATCCGAGGCGCTTGCTTTCCAGGTATTCCCGCTGGGCAGCGTTGTACGGCGCTTCCGGATCCGTCACCGCCAGCGGATCGGCCGTCGCCGTCGACGTGCCGGCCGGCGGATCGGATTTCGTTTCGGCCGGAGGGGATTTCGTTTCATATTGGGCTTCCGAAGCGCCAGTTTCCGGGGATTTCGTTTCAGATTTTGCCGTTTTCGTATCGGTCTTCGCCGGCTTCCCCGCAGCGGACGCCAGATTCTCTTTGCCGTGTCCGCGGTTCTGTTCCTCTCCCGGCTTCAGATCGGCCGCCGATACCGTTCCGGATTCCCGTCCGTTGGGCTTGCCGTCGTCTTCGTCGCCGAAGTCCACATCGAACACGTTCTCGTCAAACTTGTGCATCGTTGTGGTTTTGCCCATGTCCGCTCCGTCGTCCTGCAGGAGGGCAGCGGAAAGTTCCGGACTCTTCGGACAGAGCTTCAGAACGATCTTCAGGATGGTTTTCAGCACCATTGGCAACGGGTTATCGGCCCAGACACTGCCACCCTTAAAGGCGCCTTTGCCAGCGTTCAATGTCGGATCCCAACTGGGGGAGTATCGCTTCCCGTGTGCCATCCCTTGGGCCCAGGACATCTGATCCCACTGCACACCACCACCGATCAATCGAATGATTGCGTAGACGTGGGTTACTTCACGATCGGGCGCGTCGGCACCCTCTCCCTCCATCGGCACGTGTTCAATAATCGGATCCAGTCCGAACCGATAGGAATACCTGTCACCCTTGTACACCGCGCGCAACTGCACGTCCTGAATGAATCCGGATCGTCGCGCCAGATCCAGCAATCCCTGGTACATCGGCTGGAACTGACACTCCAGTCCCGCACCACCCCTCCTGCGATTGTTCCAGTAGGGAATCAGTGCGCCATGTCCCAGCGGTCCGGACGGCTCCAGTCCCAACATCGCCGCGGTCATGATCGAACCGATCAGCGATTCCCGGCTGCATTCGAGCAGCTTCGGGTTCTTTTGCATGGCCGTGTAGGCAATCATCGCCATGCGATCCGGCGTCATGTGTTTGGGAAGGACGTTGGCGATACCACCCTTCATTTCCTTCAGCATGTCCCAGGCGCTCTTTTTACGCTGGGTCACGATCGCCTGTTGTTCCTGTTCTCGTCTCTGTACCGCTGTCATTTCAGCCATGTTATTTGGTCACCTGTAAGGAAAGCTTCGAGAGTTTTGTCGTTGGATCAATCCCCGTGTGCTTGTAGCACAATGCGAGACTCATACCATTCACCAGTTTCGATTCCAGAACCTGATCGGTTCCTTCTCCGCACGCGTAGCAACCTTCACTGAGATTTGGCGGAATCGGACGTGTCGCGTTTTCCATTATTCTCCCTTGTCGATGACAAACGATTTAGGAACCTTTGCAAACTTGCAAGTTTTGTAGAACCCACACCACTTCGGGGAACAGCGCCAGTCTGTCGGCTGGGCCGGCGTGAAGGCGCCTTTCTCAATCACTTCTGCGGCACGCTCCACCCGGTTCAGAAGAACCCGATGATCATCCGCATCGCGCGTGGAAGAGTACACCTTTGCCACCGGAACTTTGTTGTCAATCACGCAGTCGAGTTTCACGGATTTGACGTCGACCTTGTCGAGAACCTTCACGGCGAGATGGTAGATCGTCAACTGATCGGAGAAATGGACTTCGTTTTCAGACGGGCTCTTTCCCTTGGCTTTGGTGTCCCGGATGGCTATGGCGCCTTCCTGGACGTCGATTTCTCCCACCAGATCGAACTGGAACCCTGGAATCGATATCGCCCATTTCCGCTGAATGTGAGTCGGATTGATCGTCGGAGCGATCACCTGATGGTGCAGCCGGGCGAGTCGTACGGACTTGTCGATGCCGTCCCCTTTGGTCTTCGCTTCGCCGGCCAGACGTTCTTCCTGGGAAAGCACACGATCCCGGAGCTTCCATTCAATCTCGAAGGAATCCCGCGCGATCGATTCCACCTGATCGGTCGTCAGCAGTTTCCCGGTGATAATCTTGTTCTCGAGGTTTCGCGCAGTCGCCTTGTCGACGGCCGTCCCGACCATCATCGACACATTGGCGTCCTGCTTTTCCCCGACAATGTAGATTCTGTAGAATGCTTCCCCGCAACCCTGCAGACGATCGAGTCCGGAATAGTGAAGCTGGGCGCGTCCCGGCGCCGCATACGGGGTATCGGGCTCCACGCTCTGATCGACAACCTGCAGTGCCAGTGGAATCAGATTTGTGATTTCCTTTTCAGGCTTTGTTTCTTCGTTCATTTCTTCTTTCCAGGCCCTCGTATGATTGCTTGTCCAGGTAACCGGCGGTACTCTTCTCGCCGATCCTGCTTTTCAATAACATCCAGCAGAAATTTCACTTCCTCCGCTGTTGCACAACGGTCATATTTGCAACCGTTGTAATACATCTGGCGAACCGTATTCCGCAACCGACCAAAGACGAAATGTGGACTGAAATCGGCATTGCTGGGAAACTCGCACTTACACCTGTTGTGTCCGCAGTAGAAGCACCGGAGCGGTTGTTTGTACAAAGACTTTGCCATAGCTAAAATGGAAGATCGTCAATCCCGTACTTCTCTTCGAACTCGCGTAAGGCTTCGCGAACGTCCTTGTGGATTTTTGGCATTTTGGAACACGTTTTACAGTTTGGATCCCCGCAATTCTCGATACGGTGCGGAAGGGCATCGAAAGCTTTCAGGGCATCGTAGAGTTTCTTTTCCAGTTCAAACGGCATTTTGGCGCTCCTTCGCTTTCTTGCTGATCCAGGCTTCCATGAGCTCCTGAGTACCCACACACTCTTCCGGCGCTTCCGTCAGCAACCACGTCGTGATTTTCGGAATGGACTGTTTCGTTTGCTCGTCGGCCGCGCGCTGGACCGCCTCTTCTACTTTCAACGCGATACAGGCCGACAAGAACCCTCCTGGCCTAATTCCCTGCAGCACGTACCGCATTAGTCCACCGTGCAGATGATCGGGGATTTCGGCTTTCTGCAGCGATTCGGCCATCTCTTGTGCCGTCATCGGTGACGTTCCTGCAGGTAAGCCACGAAAACGATCAAAACGGCGGTGACAAACACCACCCCGGCGATAGCAATTCCTCCGATCATGCTTTTTTCCTCCGTGATTTGGCAGCCGGAATCAATCCAGCCTCTACCAGAAGTTCACACATCAACCCGCCGGCACGCGTCAGCTTGTAGTATCGATGGCCTGGTTCGGCTTTCGCGTGGGGAACGAAGTCGTGAAATACAAGGCCTCGACGAATCAGCGACTCCATATAGGAAACGGCGTGCGATCGTAAACGCTGCGAATACTTACCTTCGTCCTGGGACGAATTCGCGTTCCATTGGTGTCCCCAATCCCGAACCATTTGGAGCCCTTCAACCATGAGACGGCTCAGGGACATCTGAAAAGCGACCGACTGGACGTGATTGCTGAAGGCTACACGTGCCTGTTCCTCAGGGTTCACCAACGCAACCACGTTTCCAGTCGTTTTCTTGTCGCTCATGGGGCGCAAGACTAGCTTTTGTGCGAAAGAGGGTCAAGAAAATAATTTAGCGTAGATGCGAATTCACATTTTGTGTATCATGCCGCCACATGGAAGAACTTTCACCCAGAATCAAAGCAATCAAAGCGGAAATCCAGCGCCAGGACATTCCCGTACCTGACCTTGCGGCCGCGTCTGGCATTGCGTTTTCAACGCTCTACCGGATGCTCAACGGCGAAACGAAACCACTCTTGAAGAACGTTGAGGATCTGGAAAATATTCTGAGAATCAAATACAAGCGGGTCAAACGATGACACCCGACGACACCTTTCACCAACATCTGGACGAATGCACACAATGTGAAACGCATCCGTTCGATCTCTGTCCGATCGGCCGGGCTCTGCTCTTGAAAACGGGCCCATCTGAACCCATTTTCCAGGAGTATCCGGAATGAAAGAACTCACGTTAGAACAGCGAATCAATCGCCAGGTGAATCAGTTACGCAACAACGACAGCCACGATCCTCTGTGTGAATGTGAGAACTGCCTGGAAGATTGGCACGACGACCAGCACTGGCCGACATTGTTCCTCGAGCTCCCGCGCAACACCCACTTGCTCAGGGAAGCGGATCGGCCGGCCGGAGTTCCTGAATCGTTCAAAGTCTGCGGCTGTTACGCCGAAGGCCGCATTCGAGTTTGCCAGGACGGCGACAGTCCCGGCGCCGCGGTCGTGCGCGCATGGGTCGCGTTCACCTTGGGAACTCGTTTTGTAGGTGAAATTATTCCCGTTCCGTTCCAGACTCCAGGCTCTAGTTCTGTCCACTAACTTGTTCAAATTCAAAGGAGATTCCATGAAGTATTTTCTGAATTGCAGTTTGATTGCCCTGGTTCTTTTGTTCGTTATGGCTGGCCTCGTTCGTTATACCGAAACTCCGGTTCACGCCACCTTGGGAACTGGTGCCTACACCACGGTTCCCTACGATTCGACTAATTTCGGCGCAACCGCCGGAATGACATTTGCCGTGGGTACCCAGAATACTTACCGCTACAACGTCGATGAAAACAAGCAACTCCACCTGATGGTCGACGTTTTGAACTCATCCACTTCCGGATCTGCAGCCAGTTCCTTCATCACCGTCAAGATTCCGGAGGGACGTACCGCCGGCCGGACCGTCACATCGGCCGCTCTGATGGCAACCGACAACGGAAACGCCGGCGTATGGGAAACCTGTTATGTCATTGCCTCCCAAGGATCCAACAGTTTGCTGATCCGGCGTGCCAGTGGCGCCAACTGGCCGATTATCTCCAATACCCTCCGGATCGATCTCAATTTGACCCTCGAAGTCAACGACGCCCCATAAAATCCTGTTGACAGTCTTCAGCGAGGGGTAGAAAATCCCCCTCGCTGAGGGCCCTACCGTAGGGTCATTCCCTGCGGAAGAGTCCTTGCCGACCAGGTGGGCCCCAGCATTTCCACTCTCAAGGCCGGCATTTCGAGAAAGGTCGGCAATTGGCTCAACCGTGGTTTCGGTTCTATCACGAAGTTCTGGACGATCCGAAAGTTCAAACTCTCCCGCCTGAACTCTTCAAATTCTGGACCAACACGCTTTGCCTTGCATGTCGCAACAACGGTTTCCTTCCCGATATAAAGGCCGTTTCATTTGCGTTTCGCTGTGACGAAAAGTACGTGTCTGAAATGTTACAATTGCTGGACGAAAAGGGACTTCTTGATAAGCGCTTCGGAAAGCTATCCCCTCATAAGTGGTTCGAAAGACAGTACAAGAGCGATACCAGCACGGAACGCGTGAAACGTCACAGGGAGAAGAAACGAAACGTTTCACCACCGTTAGCAGTAACGCCCCCAGAACAGATACAGAACAGAACAGATACAGATACAGAACAGAAGGGGAATAAGACTACGCCTTCGGCGTCAGTGAAACGCGGTGGAACACCGGATCCAGCCGCAGATTCGTTCGCTGAAAAATGCCTGGAGTACACACGGGTTCCCTACGACTTCAAAACTCAGGATTTCGTCATTCTCGCCAGACTTCGAAAAAGTTTCAAAATCGGAACCAAAGAAACCCCGGAAGGCTGGGAGGAATCGATTGTGAACTATTTCGGATCCGCACTCGGAAAGTGGACGATCGCGGATTTGGCAAACCGGTACCAGGTTTTTAGAAATTCGGCCGTCGATCGATACGGCAAACCAATCAACCACGTCAACGGAGGAAACGGGAATGGGAACGGACAACCCAAAGACAGACAGCAACTTAACTTTGAAAGAGCGGAGGCGCTTGACGCTCGATTTGATTCTAAAGATCGCAGCGACGGCAAACGTGAGTTTGAGTGAACTGACTATGGCCGGCTACCTAGAGGTTCTTGTGGAACTCGAACCCGACGCATTGAAGGCGGCCACCAAACGAACAATTTCAGAGTGGGACAGGCCTTCGATGATGCCGCCGATAAAGTTCATTTTGGAACGAACAGGAGTCAATCCTACGCTCCTATCAGAACAGGCCTGGGACTGGATCCAGGTTTACGTCCGGAAGCACTGGCATGTCGATATCGGACATTTCCAGGGAGCCCCGCAGATACCGCCGGCGACAGATTACGCGGTTCGTCAGGTCGGAGGTCTTGCCCGGATCGCTTATCGATCGGACCGGGATACCGATTTCGTTCGAAAGGGATTTCTTGATGCCCATCAGCGCTTTACCGCGGAAGATGGCGAACAATTGAAACTGAGCCATGCGGACGCAAGCAAATTGCTGGACACACTGCGAATTTCCAGAGACTCCGGAACCCTTCCAACAAACGCATTGACCGAAAAGACAGGAGAGTAAATGCCACACACCAAAAAACGAAACTTGCATCAACACGGCCGCCGGGCACGAATGGCCGTACATTCCCGCCGGCTGAACCACGCGCGCGCCGCGGAAGAGGCCTGGGAAGCAGAGAAAGGCGCCAAGGTCCGGGCAGCACTGGACGATTGTAGAACCGGGGTTATCTCCTGGCGCGCGGTTCTTCATCTGATCGAAAAGCTTTGGCCGACTCGGAACAAAACGCGCAAGGGACACCAGGCAATTTACGGAATCACAAAGTCCATGCGTTCCCGATCGCGCCGGCAGCTAAACGAAATCGTGGTGGCGGATTGATATGGCCAGTAGGATCTCAACGCGGAGAAAATCGGACGCCTATCGCCGTGGTCGTATCGCCAGGAATCTTCGATGCGATTATTATTCCTGCAGGTATTCGGATCCACGCCTGTTCATCGTTTGGCAGCAAGGCTGGCGGGATATTGATCTGGCATTGAAACGACTCCTGGGGGCAGGTCGATGAAACCCCAGAACATCCTCGGAATCGATCTGAGCATGAACGCGACAGGCCTGGCAATGCTGTCCTTCGGCGACGATCGGAAGGTTCCAGATTTTGACGATATGATGATCGGCAGCCGATGTATCCAGGAGGAACTGAGTACTCCGCACGGACTGGTTCTGTACCAGGGTTGCCTGGTGGCGGTGGAGGGGAATGACACCCTCTCCCGCTGGGAGAGCGTGCTTCTACCCGTCCTAGCCTATGCGATGCACGCCCACATGGTTTTGATTGAAGGGTACGCATTCTCGCGTAATATGGCCTTTGCTCGAGCTCTGACAGAGTTCGGTGGGATCGTTCGGTATCACCTGCGAAAGATCAAACAAGTACCGATCGAGATTTCTCCATCGTCCGTGAAAAAGTTCGTTTCCGGCAAAGGCAATGCCGACAAGGGTCAGATGGTTTCCGCGGTTCGGGAACATTTCGATATCGAGATACCGAATCACAACATGGCCGATGCGTTCGGTCTGGCGCAGATCGGCCGGGCATTGAAGCTTTCGAATACGGACCTGATGTCATTACCGTTGCACCAACGCGAAGTTATCCGAGCGGTGAAACATCCGCCGGTAAAAGTGAAACCGTCGAAGGAGAATCCGATATGCGAAACGTTCATAAAATCCTGATTGTTCTGTTCGTCCTGGCCTTGTCCTGCAGTTCGCTGTTCGCCCAGTCGATCAGCGGAACTGTCACGCTAACCGCAGTGGCTACCGATGTCACGCCGGCCGTCGGGGATACCGAATGCGGAGTCGGATCCGTTCAGTTCTTCCTGGGAACAACGCCCTTGGGCCCAGCGTTAACGGTACCGAACTCCGGAACGAATTACACGTTCAGTTGGAATACCACAATGGTTCCGAACGGCGCCTACACTCTGACCGCAAAGGCCACGGACAAAGCTGGCCTCAATGGTGCGTGTGATTCGACAAAGGTGAATATCGGAACGTCGAACGCATTGAACGTCACCGTGAACAACATCCCGCCGGATGTGGCGCCACCGACGATTACGATCACCATTTCGGCGCCATAGGAGACAACGTGAAAATTACAGGACTGGATTTTGCAATGTGGTTTTGGATTGCAGTTGCGGCGATTCTATTGATCGGCAAGGGGATTAAGGCCCAGGCGCCGCCGATGACGTTCCCGGACCACGATGTGGCCTACACCTGCGTCCCGACCGACGGCGCCGGCGCTCCGGTCCAGTTCACCTTCACCAACACGCCTACGGCACGCTTCGACGTGAAATTGGGCCCGACTCCAGCGAGTCCGGACCGTTCGAATCCTGTCATTACGGCAATCACCAATTCCGCCGGCGCCGATCTGACCACGGGCGCGATCCGTTTGCTTGCGGTCAACAACGGACTATCCCTGACGATATCGGCATCCGACGACGTTGGGATTGTCACTGGAAAGCTGGAAGTGGACGGGAAAATGGCCACCCCGTTCGGAAATGGCTTGGACGTTTTGCCTAATCCGTTCTATGTTCGCTGGAATTCAAAAACGATTCCTGCGGGTTCTCACGCCTTGCGGTTATCCGTTTGTGATGCCGGCCTCAATTGTGCCGAACGTACCTGGAGCATGACTCGTTGAAAGGTTGTTTTATGGGATTATTTCAAGACATTCTGTTGATAGCGCGCGCCTTGGATTCCATTCATAATCGTGCACTCGAAACGGAAACGGTGCTGGACCGAATCCAGCAGAAAATGGAGAACATCATCATGGCCGAAAAGACTGTTGCTGAACTGCTTACTGAACTCGATGCCGCGACCACTGGAGTCGCAGCCAGGATCCAGGGGCTCCTGGATCAACTGAACGCGCCGAACCCTTCCGCGGATGAACTGGCGGCCGCAAAGGCTGGACTTCAGTCTGAAGTCGATCGTCTTACCGCAATGGGAACTGGTGGCACAGTCGATCCGAACCCGTAAACTGAAAACGGCCGACGGGGAACATTCCCGCCGGCCGTGGCACTTATATACTTGACAGACCATTCTTGATTTGGTAAAGTGCTATTCATGGCTAAGAACACTGCAAAGTTTCCCGAATCGCTTCAACAGGCTACGGTCTATTTCGCCGATTACCAGAACTGCCACAAACTCTTGATGGATTTGCGCTGGCCCGACGGCAAGGTGATCTGTCCGCGATGTGGAAGCGACGAAGTGACCTATCTGGAAAATGCGCGTGTCTGGAAGTGCTACGCAAGGCACGACCGCCCGAAGTTCTCCCTCAAAGTCGGAACGATCTTCGAGGATTCACCTATCGGCCTGGATAAATGGCTCATGGCGTTCTGGCTGGTCGTGAACTGCAAGAATGGTATCTCTTCCTGCGAGATGGCCCGTGATTTGAAGGTGACGCAAAAGACGGCATGGTTTATGGATCATCGTATCCGCGAAGCGATCCAGCAGGGCACGTTTGAGAAGATCGGCGGCGAAGGCGAAACGGTCGAGGTGGACGAAACCTATATTGGCGGACTCGCGAAGAACATGCACGCCGACAAACGGGCCAAGAAATACCGTGGTGGTGGTTCTGGCAAAACGGCGATCTTCGGGTTACTGGCCCGACACACTGAAAAGGGTAAATCCAAGGTTCGTGCTCATGTGGTTCCGGACCAATGGAAAGAGACTGTGAATGCAATCATCAAGACCACGGTGGAACCGGGAACCAGCATCTATACGGACGAACACGGTTCCTACAAACACCTTGCCGATAATGGCTTCCAGCACGCCTTTGTGAGGCACGCGGAATACTACGTGGATGGTGCGGTTCATACGAACGGAATCGAAAACTTCTGGTCCCTGTTCAAACGTGGAATCAAAGGCACCTACATTTCGATTGAGCCGTTCCATGCGTTTCGTTACATTGACGAACAGGCATTTCGTTTCAATACTCGCGAAGGAAATGACGCGGATCGTTTCTTGTCGGCGTTAACAGGCGTCATTGGAAAACGTCTGACATACAAGGCACTGACAGGAAAAGAGGAGAATGCTAGTCCGGAAACTAACGCCTAAGGAAGCAAAGCGGCAAGGAAGAGGGAAACGAAACTAGGATTTCGATTTCTTCTTCGCTTGCTTCTTCGTTCGTGGTGACAGGTTTTCTTTCGGCACAGATAGTGCAGCTTTAAGCGCATTGCGGAAACGGTTGAATGCTTCCCGGCCCTCGACCATTTCTCGCGGTTTACTGCCCATAATCGCTTTCCACTACCGTCCTCACACTATCACGGTGAGGCGGAAAGGTGGGAGTGTCTTCAAAAAAATCTACTGAATCCCTGAATAACTTCCGCGACGCATTCGACGATCTCCTCAAGCGTAACATCCGCAGGTTGCCTGCTTGGCATCGGCGGATCCGAGAACGTTACATAGAGGGCCGCATTGGTGTGCACCTGCACTTTGAAATAGCCGGAAAGATGGCTTGTATCAATGTCCACGCCGTTCGCGATCCCGATTCCTACGGCGGTATCGACGCGCTTACCATCGTCGCTGATAGCCGAAATACTCATAGGACCGATTGCAGTGATCCTTCCAGCTATCAAGGCCGGGAGACGATGCTTGTCTCTGTTTACGATCTGGTGGAGATTCCAGAGAGGCGCATACCGAGCATTGAACGGCTGAACCCTTTTGATTTCGTCAATGGCACCTGCGGGAATTTGGCGATTCGACAAACAATTCAGCCTGTCCGCATATCCCTTATCAGTGGGATCGCGGGTCAAAGGGAAGGCTGTGATCCTTCTATCGTTTCGGTTGGCATTGTCAAAGACGGGAGAGAAGTACTTGGAAGCGAGAGCCCAGACAATGTAATCCAGGGCAGCACGGGCATTCGTAACGCAATCCCCGGCGATACATCGCAGATCATCAGGGGGACCGGGGACAGCTTCTTCTCGAAGCATGGCCTGGAAAGATTCGTGTGTATTCTCGATAGCGATGGTATTGGGTTTCGTTTTCACGTACTCCCCGGCCACTCGCTTAAAGGTTTCGAGATGCTTATCAGCCCAGACGATTTTGAGCCTTGCATCATCTAGCGGATGCGACGTCATAAAAGCTGCGCCTTGACACCCATGATGTAATCAAGGCAAT